TTTCTAAAGTGGTACCTATACCAACCCCTTCCCTATATCCATCAATATACCATCATTACCTTTCAAACCCCTAAAACCTACTTGCAAATTTTTCATACGAAATTATTAAAAATAATTCTTGAAAATATTTTCAAAAAAAAATCTCTAAATATTTTGCAGATTCAAAAATAATATCTATCTTTGTAGTGTTGAAAAAACAAAGAGATATTTAAAATTTTGATTAACGATTTTTAAAGAAATATTTCTCTAAAAATTTTGCAGATTAAAATATTATTCTTATCTTTGTAATACAGAAAACAACGCTCTTTGAAATACTGAAACAAATAAATATTCCTTTTCTCTTTTTCTTATAAATCATTTAGTTTTATAGAGAAAAGGATATAATAAAATAAATCTAAAAACTAAATGTATTTTGTTATGGACGAATTAAAAAATGTAGTAGTTGAAAACAAAGAAGTGAAAGTAAACAAAGTAGATGCTAAAAAAGCAAAAGCAACTGCAAAAGCAAATAGCACTATCAAACTTTCAGTTGATTCAATTTTTAAAAGTCTAAATGAAAAAACTAACGGACTTTTAAAAACTTCTTTAGGGAAAAAGACAGAGATTTACGTTGAATCTCTTTTTGCAGAACTAAATGAAAAGCAAAAAAAAGCATATCGAAAAAAGTTAAGAAATACAACTTTTTCTTTGCTCGATTCAATTGTAAAAGCAAAAGAAGAAAAGAAACAAAATGAATTAAAAACACTTGTTTCTGCATTTACAGACTTTTATAAACAAGTTTATAAAGTGCATGATTTTTCATTTTCTTCAATTGCAAGCGAAAATACAAAGGACACAAAAAAAGAAGTTCTAACAAAAGGTTTGCAAATTGTTAAGAATTTCAAGTAACTAACAATAAAGGGAAAGATATTTATTCTTTCCCTTTTCTAATTTTAAAGTAATATGTTATTGAATATATTTTTATTTGTTGGTGTAATCTATTTACTTATACAAATTATAAGAGATGCAAAAGATTTTTTAAAGAACTTATAAGATAAAGAAGTAAGGGAAAGCAATAAAATGTTTGTCCCTTACTTTTTATTTTTGAATGTTAATTTTAACGTAACCGTTCGGCCTTTTTAGTACCACAACTTTTTAGCCCCTCGTATTAAGTGGTACCCCACATCCACACATACTCACACAAAGAAGCCCAAGACAGATTAACCATCCTGGGCATTCCTTACAGAATACTGTTAAGTATATAATTGGTATTCTCCTTTCCCAATACTCCTCTAACCTTCCCACCTTTCTTTTCATAAAAGAAAACATAATAGAATTGAAGATTAGGTAACCACCAATACTTAATGGCTATGGTATTATAGAGGTTAATCTTTATATGATTATGAATCTCATACCAATCAGATTCTGTAAGCCACATCTGATACCAAATCCTATTGCCTTCCCTACATCTTAGGATTCTCTTAAATCCGTCATCCCTTAAAGTTTCAACCTTTACCATAATCTACTAAAGTCTTAATCAGTAAATCAATTGCCTTTAATCTTGACTCTTTATCACTTGGGTCCCACCAATAAAAGTTTTTCCTAAATTCCTCAGGAACAGATTCCCTTGGTATATTGAATATCTCTTTGGATGAATACCTACCATTAAAGCTATCACTACCCTCTTTATAGAAAGGATTCGATTTATGTTCTACTGAACCCTTTGCTATACCCCATATCGTTAGATTATGGTTATAGGTCCATAGTTTTTCGATATTGAAGGTATCCATATTCCATATACCTATACTCTTAAGATAATCGAGGACCTTTACTTCTTCTAGGTAAAAGCATAGGCCTTTTCCACTCCTACCCAATTTTATAGATTGCCTTGCCTTGTTTAACCTTTCTATGGCAGTCTTAATATCTATTGTTTCCATATCTTAAACTATTAAAGGTTCATCACTTGGAATATCAGGTAACTTAGGACTTGGAGTATCCTTGCCTATGAAAAGCCTTAGCTTCTCTAATTCATTCAACCCATACTTCAAAGTATAAATCCTATCCTTATTAAAATCTGGTAATACTGGGAACCAGAAGATAGTTCCTCTCCATTCAGGACTTACCTCTTCGATTTCGAATTTATACCATTGCCCATAACCCAGGCAATCCCTTTCCTCTATTTCATCCTCTGATATTAATACTTGGCCTGGCTCTGGTTGGTAATTAAAATATAGATATTTTATATCAAAGTTCTCTGGCTTAAACCAAGGTTTAATTACTTCTACCCATAACTGGTTATTCTCTAGACAGAGGTCTCCACATAACCCATGGCCTATGAATGTCCCATATTCGGAGAATCCATTACCCTGTTCTCTTTTCCTCAGTACCCTTTGGAAGGTATGCTTTACCTCTTGGTAATGCTTTACTAAGTTTATCTTTACCTCTAAATTATCCATTCTCTATATCCTTTAATCCATTAACTCTGAAACCTGGCCTTGCTAGAACCATTCTCTGTATATCATGAATCTTTCCCATTAGTTCGATTCTTTCGGACTGATTTATTACTGGCAGCTTCAGGTATTTATTCCATACCTGAGCTGTTAAATCCAGAATCTCATTTTCCTCCTCTGTTAGGTATGGGCTATACTTATCTTCCATAACTTAAATGTGATTACAGTGAACGTATATCTTCTTATCCTTAATCACTACCTTCACATGATGAGGGCATTTGGTACATGAAATACTACCCACCATAATTTCGTTATGGCAAGAAGATAATACTGGGCAAACATTGTTAAGCTTCTTTTGTTTACCTACTTTTTTGGTTGTGATTTCTCTGTTCATAGTTCTTAAAGTATGTGATTAGTAAATATATCGGGAATAGTGGCATGATTAACCAGATGGTTAGGAAAAAGAATCCCACCCTTTTCATGGGATGGGATGAGGTAATTACTCTAGTCATAAACCATGCAGGTATAAAACATACAGCATATATAATACCCAAGATTATCCAAGTTATCATTGTTCAAAGTATTTAGTTACGATTTTGGATATCTTCTTATCTAACTCTACGATTAGTTCGCTGAACTCTTTGTCTTTCATATCCTTTATCTTGGATTCGATAAGTTCCAGGTTTCTCTTTATAGAGAAATATGATTTGAATGCTTGGTAATCCAATTCGGATTTATCGGTTAAAGGTAAAATTTGACCGTATTTACCATCTAACCTATGATAATATCCGTCTGGGCCAAGTGTTCTTGATATCTTTACCTTATTACTTAGTACTGCAAACCCACCTTTCTTGTCGATGGATTCTACAGTTACTTTCTCCATGAGAGTTTTGCCATCAGAGAAAATGAGTTCTTCACCCTCTTTTAGCTTTTTGGTTTCTTTGTTCTTTTTCATATCTTTATTATATTAAAATGTTTATGCAAATATATGAAATTATTTCTATTTATTGCAATTATCTATCATTAATTTTAAATCCTCTGGGGTAAATGATTTCCGGTTAAGTAAGTCATTTATCTGTTCATCAGTTAGAGTTATACCATTTGGAGTAAAAAGTTCTCTTAAGTGTGCCGGAATTACTCCCTGGAATGACCAATTATTATAATAACCAATATGCACTTGGTCATTAATCATAACAGCAACATATTTCTTAGTTGAATCCAAGGGTTCTCTCTTAAATGTACTAACCTCTAACCATAATTTATTAACATTGAGTATGTAATGTTGAAAGTAAGGTGTGATTAAAGGTATACCATTTTGATATCCCCCACTCTTTAAATCCCCATCTTGCTCAAGTAAACAATGCCAAAAAGCACATCTAAAGCATAAGTTATCTTTTTTCATTAACTGAGGTATCTTAAGGTTTAATTTATAATCCTCAAGATTTAAAGGCTCATCACATAGATGGCACTTAACTGATTGATTTGTTTCCATATTTTATTATATTTATATAGGATAATAGAACTCCTAACTACCATCTAGATAAGGTTATACGCAATACTTTCATTTCTTTAATGAACTTTAAAATATAACGTTATGGATAAGTTAACTAATGAAATGATTGTGGCTCTAGCCAATGATTTAGGATTAGAGCCAGCTCTTCTCAAGGCAGTACAACTGGTTGAAGGAGCAGGAAGAGATGGATTTTTACCCGATGGTAGACCTCAAATTCTGTTTGAAGGTCACATTATGTACAAAGAAATCAAAAACAAGTTCGGTTTAGACAAATCAGTAGCTGCTCAAAAGAGTTATCCTACGATTTGTTTCCCAAAATGGGATAAATCAAAGTACTTGGGAGGAGCAAATGAGTACAAAAGACTCGAAATTGCCAAGAAAATTGACGAAGAATGTGCTTTGAAGTCAGCTTCTTGGGGAATGTTTCAGATTATGGGCTTCAATCACGGTTATTGTGGCTGTAAAGATGTCTTTGAATTCGTGAAAAAGATGCAAGAATCCCATGCAAGTCAACTGAAATTGATGTATTACTACATGAATAACACCAGTTGCTTGAAAAATCTGAAGGAACACGACTGGGCAGGCTTTGCTCGGAAGTATAATGGTCCTGGTTATGCTGAAAATGCCTATGACCAGAAGTTAAGAAATGCTTACGAAAACTTTAAAGACAAGATATAATGAAAGTAATTTACAACAAATTCATCCCTTTTAAGGGATACAAGGCCATAAACCTATTCGGAATTGTCTTTGTAAGAAAAGGTGCTAAGTTTGATACCTATGATTACAACCATGAGCATATTCATCTCAAACAAATGCAAGAGATGTTATGGGTATTCTACTACTTGTGGTATGCAATCGAGTACTTAATCATCATGTTCTTTGCTAAGTGGAACAAACAAAGTGAAAGATATCATGATGTAAGCTTTGAAGAAGAAGCCCACAATAATGACCACGACTTGGAATATATCCGAAATCGTAAACATTATTCTTGGGTTAGATATGTGAAACTTAGAAGTTATAAGAAATGAATGTATTGGGAGTATGTGCAGGGCAAGGTGCCCTGCTCTTCCCTTTTAGAGACCATCTAATTGGGAATATAGAAGTAAGAGGAGTATTCCATACTCCCGGTGAAGAACAATGGAAAGCTAATTTTGGAGATATACCATTCTATAAGGGCTTCTGTTTACAAGAGTTTGACCAGAAAGTAGATATCATTATATCATCTCCGGACTGTGGAGCATCATCTATTATGAGGCTTTCAAAGGTAAAGGAATTAGGTAACCCAAAGGATAACAGGAGTTTAAATCTAGTAACTGCTGCAATATTAGAATATAAGCCTAAGATTTTTCTTATTGAAAATCTTCCTCGTTTACTATCTCTACTTCCTTATGAGTTCTTTAATGTAACCTTTAAAGACTATAAACTTATTTTTCACGAAAGGTCCGTTTCTGATTATGGGAACTCCCAAGTATCAAGGAAACGTTTGATAGTTATTGGAGTGCATAAGAAAACCGGTAAGAAATACTTGAATGCTTTTAATGAAGTATTTCAAGTAAAGACTCCAAAACTTACTAGAGATTTGCTCTTTGAATCTCCATACGGGAGTAATTATAACATCCCGATAGAAAAAACTTTAGCAATGTATGACTATCGAAAGCTTCCGGAAAAGAAGAATCTAACCGTTGAGAAGATTCAAGTATTATGGAATAGTGCTTTCAGGAATGAGAAGAAATGGCCCATTAAAACTGCAAAGATGAGTACTCTTCCAGGAGTATATCGATTAGAGTTAGATAAACCACCTCTAACTCTAAGACCCGCAGATAGGCAATTTAGACCTGATGGATACCCTCTTGGGATTAAGGATTTCAAGGCAATCATGGGATTTCCCAAAAGGTTTAGGATTTACATTGACCAAGAGAATTACCTTTACTGGTTAAACAAGGCAAGGTATACAATTGCCAAAGGTTCGGTATATGAAGTAGGGCTTTGGTTTAAGAAATGTATCAAAAATGTCTAGGTACACTTTCATGTTAATATATACTAAAGTATATATTAGTCCAAAGCACCCTTTGAAAAATATAGATATATAATATACTTCGTATATATATCTATATTTTTATATACGTATATAGCTATTGTTTGTAGTAGATATTGGATATATGTTTTAGGATATAGGAAATTTATCTCACTACGTTCGATAAAAGGTAATCGCTAAGCGATTACCGATAGTAAGTAATATTTAAATTTTTCGCAAGCGATGAAAACAGATAAAAACAAGTGGAAGAACTTTGTGTTCCTTTTGCTACTAGGATTTACTATTTACCTTTGCTTCAGGAATTACAAACTGAATTCATATATCAGCCAACTTCCTGATTCATCGGTCATTGGCATTCCTGATACAATCAAACTGAAAGAGAACTTCAAGCCCCAATCACCATATACACAATTGGTTCAGCCCCAGAGGATTCTTCTCTATGACTTCTATCGAAACAGTAGCAATTCGACTAAACCTCAGGCTTCTGATTCAACAGCGGTTACTTCGAATAGAATTAGTAGAGAAGATTCTCTGGTCCAATTTACCTTGGATAAAAACCAATTGAATCTAAGTTTATTCAACAAAGAAACAAATTCTTATTCAACGAGAATGTTTAACATGGACTTAGATAAGTATAAGTACAATTGGTATGAAGGTCAATTAACTCAAAAAAGAATTAGAAAACTAACTCTAAGTCCATACGTTTATGGTAAATATAGGGTCTTTAATCAAATGTTAGACATAGGGACAGGCCTTTCAATCAAGACTACTAATTTCAATTATAAACTCGGTATAAATGCTTTTCATTATCCGAAGTTCTTTTCGGGAATAAAAGCTGACTTAGAGTTTTCAGTAACATATAACTTTTGATTATGGCAAAGAAGATTAACATAGAAACTAACACATCAGCCCTTACAAGGGAGGAACTAGCAACACTTGCTAAAGTTAGTAATGATGTTTTTTACTTTAGCCTTTTCACTTATGTGATACACCCTATGAGGGGAAAGGTAAGATTCGAACTTTACCCGTATCAAAAATCGGTTCTGTATAATTTCGTAAAAGAACGTTTCAATATTCTGCTTAAGTTCAGGCAGGCAGGTATTACGGAACTTATATCTATGTACTGCCTATGGTTGGCAATGTATCATCCTAACAAGAAGATTAACATTATCTCAATCAAGGACACAACAGCAAAGAAGGTACTTAAGAAGATTAAGTTCATGTATAAAAACCTGCCATGGTATTTACAGACACCGATTATCAATGGACGTTCTGGAGAATATGGTTCTGCATCTATGATAGAGTTTGATAATGGCTCATTCATAGAATCTATCCCAACGTCATCAGAAGCTGGTCGTTCAGAATCCTTATCCTTACTGGTAATTGATGAAGCAGCAGTAGTTAGATGGGCAGCTCAGATTTGGGCAGCCGCTTTCCCTACTCTTTCCACTGGTGGAGCTGCTATCATCAATTCCACTCCTTATGGAGTTGGTAACTTTTACCACTCTACTTGGGTTGATGCTATTGCAGGTGGGAATCCTTTTAACCCACTACGATTGTATTGGCAAATGCACCCAGAACGAGACATTAATTGGTATAATGAGATGTCTTCTGCTCTTGGAGCCAAAAGAACTGCACAAGAAATTGATGGTGACTTCTTATCATCTGGAAATACAGTCTTCGACTTAGCTGATATCAAAGCTATCGAAGACTGTCTTAGTGATTATCCAGTTATTAAGAAACGTTTCAATGGTCAATATAGGCAATTCCTAGAACCAGAACCAGATAAAGAATATTTCATTGGTGCCGATGTTTCAACTGGTAGGTCTTCTGACTACTCTGCATTTACCTGTATGGATAAGCAGGGAGAAGAACAAGCAGTATTCAAAGGTAGACTTTCAGTAGATAAGTATGCAAGGTTACTTGGTGATACTGGTCATCTATTTAACTTTGCTACTATTGCTCCAGAATCCAATGATGTTGGATTAGCAGTAACTTCTGCTCTTCAAACTGAAGGATACCCAAGACTGTATTACTATCAGAAAATGCTTAAGAAGAAAGGTAAATCTAGACCTGAGGTAGATAAATCTCCAGGATGGTTAACTACACAGAAGAACCGTTCTGTTATTGTAGAGGGACTTGAACAGGATATTCGAGAAGATAATATCACTGTTAAAGACCCTTTCTTTGTTCAAGAAGCATATACCTTCATATATGATGGTTTAGGTAGGCCAGTTGCAATGGGTAAGCATAGAGCTAATAACTCTACAGTAGATGTAGACTTAGAAGGAGATGTATATGCCGATGACTCTATATTCGGTAAAGCCATCTGTAATCACATAAGAAAAGGAAAAACTAACGTAATAGTACAACCGAAATGAAAAAGCTCAATTTTAATTGGAGTTGGGGTAGAAAAAAAGACCCACCTCCTGAATCAAACAAGGAGCCAAGCAAGCAACCAAAAGCTGCTGCTATATCTCCTGGTAGAGTATCAGTGGATGAAGATGACTCTTTAATCAGTACTTTGAAAGGGATGACCGTAATGGTAGACCCTTCTTTTCGTGTTGAAGTAATACCCTTGATTCGTGATTTATATAAGGTAAATCCTGATATGGGCATTGCTTTGCAGGATATGTTTAAGTTGGCAAACACCGGTCATACGGTAACCTTCCCAAACAATTCAGATGCTGAAGCTGATAAGATGAGAAAACATCTTACTGAAGCTACCAAGAAATGGTCTAGATATACTGCTGGTATAGATGGCTTAGTTAATAAGATGATTGTACAATGCCTCGTTAGTGGAGCTATATCCGTTGAGGGAGTTCCCAATGATAAACTTGAAGGTTTGGACACAGTCTTATTCCTAAGACCAGAAAATATTGTTTTCAAAAGAGAGAACAATGGAGTATACTCTCCTTACCAGAGGAATAAGAATTACTTCGTTAAGCACCAAGATTATATCAAACTAAACCCAGAAACTTATGTGTATGCTGGTATGTTTAATGATACCGATGAACCATACGGGATTCCTCCTTTTATGGCAGCTTTGGATTCATTAAAAGGCCAACATGATATGAAGGTTAACTTCAAACACATAATGGAAATGGTAGGTATGGTAGGATTCTTGGAAGCTAAGATGGCTAAACCAGACCAGAATGCTAATGAAAGTATACAAGCTTATCAGAGTCGTCTTGAACGTACTCTAAGAGATTTGAAAAGAAATCTTCGTAGTGGTATGAAAGATGGTATAGTAACTGGTTACATTGATGACCATGAGTTTAAACTCAATTCAACTACCAAAGAGCTTGGTAATATTGAGAAACCCTGGAATATGAATCAACAATCAGTTGCTAATGGTTTAGGAGTTAATGGAAATCTTATTGGAGTTAATTCAACAACAGGAGAGGGAGCAACGGGTATAATGCTGTCTAAGTTAATCAGCCAGTTAAAAAATATCCAAATGCTTGTAACTTATGTATTGGATTTTCTTTATTCTCTAGAACTGCGTCTGGCAGGCTTTGATAATAAAGGAATAAAGATATCATGGGGAACTTCAACTATTTCTGATGAGGTTAAAGTTCAACAAGGACTCCAGTATAAAATCCAAAACTTGGATTTGTTATACAAAGCAGGTATCATTAGCCAAGACCAATATGCCTGGGCAATGGGTTATGATTCTCCTGATGAAGATGAACCAAGAGTTTCACTTGAAGACCAATTTGCTAAAGGTGGTAACTCAGACCCTCAAGAGGGAACTAAGAAGAAACAAAGGCAGGATGATAAAAATCAATCTGCTCGTAGGTCAAGAGATAAGACTAATCCGGCTCCATCTCGTGGAGACCAAAATACAAAAGCAAGATGAGTAAATTTACAAAGAAAAACAAGGAGCATCTTGATTCAATGGTGATTGGCCAGGGTCATACCATTATGGCTGGGTATATCCCAGAAGCAGTTGGAGCCCAGGCTTTCTCAGAGAATTATTACAAATGGAAAACTCCGACACCGGATACCATTGCTCAATTTGGATTTTGGGGAGGAGATATAGATTATAATACCTATTATCCAAACCTCGATAAATCGGAACTTACTCCCAAAGATGAGGAGTTTATTGAACCAATGTTTAGATTACTTTCAGAAACGATTGTATCTAAGAATTGGAATCCTACTGACTTTGGTCAGAATGGAGTACTTAAAGCTTCTATGAAGATGCTACTTGGGCAAACAGTAAATTGCGACCATGAAACTAATATTGGTAATGCAATCGGAGCTGTATCTCAAGTAATGTGGCAAGAATCTTACAAGGATGGTAGCTTTACTATACCAGCAGGTATCAATGGTATACTGAAGATTGATGGTAAAGCTAATCCCAGAATTGCTAGAGGTATTCTCATGGAACCACCTTCGATTCACAGTAACTCAGTAACTGTACAATTCAAATGGGATAAATCACATCCAGGAATGGAAGATGGTGAATTCTATCAAAAGTTGGGTACTTACGATTCCAAAGGTGAAATGATTCGTAGAGTAGTTACTGAGGTAGTTCGTTATATGGAAACATCTCTGGTATCTCATGGAGCTGATTCATTTGCTCAGAAAATTGGTGAAGATGGTAAAATCATTAACCCAACCTTTGCAAAAAGAACCTGGTCTTCCTATGAGGAATATCGGGATGACAAGTCCAAACAGTACTTCTTTACTGACTACAAAACAGACTTCAACTCATTCCAAGAAAAGGACAATACTCCAGATTCTTTTAATGATAATGGTACCCAAGAAAATCATAATCCTAATAAAGAAAATATGAACAAAGAATTGCAAGAATTTTTAGAAAAGCTTTTCGGGGACAATATGTTGACCCTTGAGGAAGGCAAAGAAATGAATCAGGAAGCTGTTATCTCCTGTATTCAAAACTTGGTATCATCCAGAGATTCTCTTCAAACTCAGGTAAATAACCTTACTACAGAAAAAACTTCTCTTACTGAGCAAGTTACTAATCTGAACACTGAGGTTGCTAACTTGAAAGAAATGGCTCAGGTAGGTAAGAATCACATTGCAGCTCTCCGTGAAGAAGCTACTGGAACCTACAAGAAGTTGATGGGTGATAAAGCTGACGAAACTATTGTTTCTATGTTGAATGCCGAAACTACTAGCATGACTACAATCATCTCTCTTCAGAAAGATTACCAAGCTCGTTTGGAAGAGAAATTCCCGATGGTATGTGCAAGCTGTGGTTCTCATGATGTAAGCCGTGCTTCTTCTGTTGCAGAAGATGATGAAACTGGAGATAAGCAGAAAGCTACTGCAACTACTTCAAATGCAGAAGGTAAGTCTACTTCGGAAGTAATCGAAAACTTGTACAAGTCAAAATTCAAATAATAATCGATAAATATCACTGTTATGACTAAAATCGTAAACAAAGACCAACCAATGACGCTGTTTGGGGAAAAGACTCCAAGAGCGGTGATTTACAAAAGTGAATCACACAAATTGCACCAAGCTTTCTGTGTAAAAGATGGTGAAACTATTTTGCAAGGTATGCCGGTAGCTATCGGAGAAGATGGTTTGATTGAACCCTACAAAGAAACTACTCAGGTGTATATCGGTGTAGCAGTAACTGACAATGTAAATCCTGCTTACCAGGCACAGAACAAATTCCCCGTAGAGGTAACTGTTGCTGTAGAAGGTTACATGATTTGCAACTGGGTATCAAACGGCGAAATCAAAGCTGGATATGTAATCCCCTCTGGTGACTTGCTGAATGACCGCTTTGTAAAAGCAAACCAGGCAATCTCAACACCTTTTATTGCCATCACTCCTGCTGATGAGGCAAATGAGGTAATTCAAGTACTTATTAAATAAGAGAAGAAAGAAACATGGAAAAAGTTGATATTTCAAAATTGAAGAAGGAAGACTTTGTAAAAGAACTTCCTCAAATGGTACAGCAGTTGGATGCTTACCGTCAAGGTTCACAGAACAGAAAACCTGTGGACATCACATTGGGTGAACTCACCACTGGTAAATGGGGTATTACTCAGGATGAATTGTTCGAAAAGGTTGGTATCAATCCGAAAATCGACACAATGGAAAACATCTTCACAATGCCTCAGCAAGATGTTCGTTGGATTGTTCCGGAAATCATTCGTTCTGCCATCACTTTGGGTATGCGCCAGGCTCCGTTCTATCCGGAGATTATTGCATCTGACCAGTCAATTAATGGTCTTACTGCAACTATGCCGATGATTAATATGTCCGATGCTGCTCCTGCAAAGGTTAACGAAGCAGAAACTATCCCATTGGGAGATGTAAGCTTTGGACAGAAATCAGTAAGTCTCTTCAAAATTGGTAAGGGATTCAAACTTACTGATGAAGTTCGTAATTACGTTTCTTTGGATGTATTGGCAATCTACCTTCGTGACTTCGGTGTTCAGTTGGGTTATGCAATGGATACTTTGGCTATGGATGTTGTTATCAATGGTAACAAACCCGATGGTTCAGAATCTGCTCCGGTTATCGGTGTATACGAAACTACCAACGGTATCACTTACAAAGATTTGCTGCATATCTGGGTAAGAGCTGCTCGTATGGGACGTAACTTTACTACTATGATTGGTGGTGAAGACCAGGCAATCGAAATGCTGAATTTGCCAGAATTCAAAGACCGTCATTCTGGTACAACTGAAGCTACTCTGAATGTGAAGTCTCCGGTTCCAAAGAATGCTAACTTCTACATTCACCCGGGAACTCCTGACCAAGGCTTGCTGCTGATTGATACATCTGCTGCATTGATTAAGTTGACTGCAAAACAGTTGATGCTTGAATCAGAAAGAATCGTATCAAATCAGACTCAGGCAATCTATGCTACTCTGACTACAGGCTTCTCTAAGATGTATCAGGATGCTGCATTGATTTTGTCTGCAGAGAAGAAGTTCACAGAATTCGGATTCCCCGAATTTATGAACATCGACCCGTATCTCTTGGTTAACCTTGAGTAATACTATACCTGGTTTATTTTACAATAATTCCATTTCTCAATGGGGTAGGTTTTGCGAGGACCTACCCCTATTTTAAAACATCTAAAAACTTAGTAAAATTATGGATACATATAAAGTAACTGTAGGTGCTAAAGCTTACAGCTTCCATGACCAATCTACAGGTATTACTATTTGTAGAGGAGAAGAAAAAGAATTGAGTGCTCGTCAGTACCGGGCAAAAAAGATTCAGCAGGCTTTGAACTCAGGACACCTTCGTTTGGTTCTTGAAAAGAAATCTGTTGATAAGTATTCGAAAGACGATATCGATAAGTTGGAAAAGAAATTGAATGCCCAGTTCGAAAAGGGTATGGAAATCAAAAAGATTGCCAAAGTATATACTCTTGAAGAGGCCACTCTCATCGCTGCTCGTCATGAAATTGTAGCCGACAAAGACGATACAGTTGAAACTCTGATTCAGATTTTGTTGGAAGAGTTCGAAGAATCTAAAAAATAAATACCATGGACAATCTAGACTTTGTAGCTATTGCGAATGGTCTGGAAGTTTCATTTAGAGTATTAACCAAAGTCCCAGCCAAGGCCATTTTTGACTGGGACTTTGGTGATGATAAGGGGTCCGTTTATGATGTTAAACAACCTACTTATACTTATGAAAAGTCCGGATTCTATACAGTAGCGTTGAACATAACGAACTCCGAGGGACTTAACTTAAAGGCAACTAAAACCGTAATTGTAAATACCGAGTCTAAAACTACATTAACCGATAGCATATATAACCTAATTAATTATTACATTCCTTCAGAAATCTCAGATGGTATGTCATCAGAAGAGAAAGCAATGTACATAACTAAATGGCAGTTATATATTCAACCGCTAGTAAACCACATTATTCCTTTGGATAAATATAATGATGAGTTAATGTATGAAGCTCTAGAAAACCAATTAATTATGGAATTGGCAGCCTGGGATTATCTTAATGTTAAGCTTCTCAATTTATTAACAAGTACAGGAGAATACCTAAGTCAACTTACTTCAACCAAAGAACAAGTTGGGGATGGTTCTTCTAAACCGGAACAAGCTCGAGGTGATAGAATTAAACAAATCACAACTGGGCCTACTGAAGTACAGTACTATGATACACTTGCCGATGCAACATCTTCCCTATGGAAAACATTCTCTCAAGCATTGCAACCTGGCGGTATCATAGACGAATTAAGAAAAAACCTTTGTATGTTAGCTAGTCGATTGGAAATCTACTTACCGTTCTGTGAACAATCAAGTCATGTAGTAGTTCCAAGAGTAGTAGACAGAAGAAGACCTGGATTAATAGATGGGCCAAATCCCAGCTCTCCAGTAAAACGTAATGGTAAAACCTTAATTAGAAAACGATGACCAAGACTCCTCATAGATTGGTTAAGAACCGGTCTTGGGATAGATACAAGAAAATCATAAATGATTTCTTGGATATAGATGCTGGTAGGCAAACTATAACTTGGGCAAAGAATGTAAATCAACTCCTAAGTCATGGAGAAGATGAAATCCCTAAATATTATAAGATACCAATCGAGGCATTATGTTATTACAATGCCTTCAGAAACTGGCCTATTAATAAGGCAACAGTAACTGGAGAACTCGATGATGAGAATTTATCAATACTGGTTACTAAATCATATATAGAACAACTTGGTTATTTAACTCAAGAAGGCTATTGGGATTTTAACTGGTCTGAGGATAGATTTGTAATCAATGGTATCACTTATAAACCTTCGGGAGATACACAGGTTGCTCAAGCCAAGGATGAAGCTTTGGTTTTCATGGTTATCCTAAAAAGGGACCGAGATACCAAGATACAATTCGTAGAACAAAATTGAAAAGTATATGGCAAAGATGTTAATGTTACGATGGAAACCAATTAATACCGGAAACGGTATTTGGTTTGATAGTAACCTGATTGTCTTGAACGGTACATCTGGAGTACATATTGAAAGTAAAAAAAGTAACTTAGACATCACTACCTTTCAGTCTATGACTGGAGGTAAGTTCGTTACATGCTTTCAAGATTACTTTGGAGAAGTTTGGGACAAAATAATACCTCATCCAGGTATTGGTCAGGTGATTAAGTTCCGTATCAATCAACTCCCAGATTATTCTATAATTCGGGGTGATATTGAAGACGGGGGAGACCCAGACCCAGAACATCCGGATATTCCAATGAATGCCTTCTGTGGAAAAGAAGGAGAACCATTCAGGGATAAGAATTCGGACTTCTTCTGTGGTAAGCAAGTAATCAATCCTTAAAATAATAATGATATGTACGTAAGTAAGTATTACACAAATGAAGAAATTGACCAAAGACTTTTACAGGGTTATTTTGATGACTTCGTAAAGGCCGGGTTTGCTGGAACTATTAATGAGTTCTGGGCATTCGTTCTTTCTATTGCCAATAAGGTAGATAAGAAAGAGGGATACGACTTATCTAAAAATGACTTCACAGATAAACTCAAAGAGAAACTGGAGGGCATTGAAGAAAAGGCAAATTACATTACTAAGCTTTCTCAGTTGGAAAATGATACTAAGTTCCAAACTGAAGAGCAGGTAAAACAAGCAATTAGTGATTTGATTGACGGTGCTGATGATGCACTTGATACTTTAAAGGAATTGGCAGAAGCATTGGGAAATGACCCAAACTTTGCTACTACAATTACCAACAAACTAACGGATTTACGTAATGCACTGACCGACGAGATTAACCGAGCTAAGGAGGAGGAAGGGAAACTGAGTACCCAAATTAGCGAGGTTAATTCTAATTTTATCAAGGCAGTGGATTTACTCAATGATAAAATTGATAATGCTGTTACTAACCTTATTAATAAGGTAGACAAGGTAGAAGCAAAAGTCGATAAGAATACTGCCGATATTGCAGACCTTCGGAATGAAACTACTGGTTCATTGGCTGATGCTAAGGCTTATGCTAAGGATTTGGTAGATAAAGAAGCAGAGCTTCGTAAAACAGCCGATGATGCTTTATCCGAAAGTATCCATCAACTGAATACCTTGCATATCAATGACAAGGCAGAACTTAAACAAGATATTGCTGCAGAGGCTCAGTTAAGAGCAAATGCTGATGCAAGCATTCAGTTGAAACTCACAGAAGAAACTACTAATCGTCAAACTGGAGATGCTGCCTTAGAAAGTAAACTTTCTGATGAGGTAGTGAATCGTAAAGCTGCTGATGAAACTCTTCAAAATTCGATTACCAAAGAGGTAGCTGACCGTACCAATGCAGATAATACCCTCCAGGTAAATATAGATAAGGAAGCTCAAGCTCGTACATCTGCAGACCAAGTTCTTCAGACTAATATTAATTCTGAAGCTGCAACTCGTACTGCTCAGGACCAAATCTTAGACCAGAAGATATCGGCTTTGGGAGAAAAGGTAGATGGGGATAAAACCGATGTATTAGCTGCTATTGAAGCAGAGAAGGAAGCTCGTATTGCTGCAGATGCAGACCTCAATTCCAAGAAAGTAGATAAGAGAGAAGGTTATTCTTTAACTAAGAATGATTTTACTGACCTATTACTTGCCAAATTAAATGGAATCGAGGAACATGCTAATTACATTACCCTTGTATCTCAATTGGCAAATGATGCAGGTTATCAAACGGAAGCAGAGGTAGAGGCAGCAATCGAAAAGATTATTGGTTCTGCACCGGAAGTACTTGATACTCTGGAAGAGATTGCTAAAGCATTAGGAGATGACCCTAATTTTGCTTCAACTATCACAAAGAAGTTGGCGGCAATTACCGAAAAGGTAAATCAGGAAATCGAAGACCGTACTGCTGCCGATACTGCCTTACAAGCCAATATTGATAAAGAGGTTGTAGAACGTAAGGAAGCTGATGCTGCTCTTAAGGAAGAACTTAAGGAGTATGTAGATAATTCTTCTGAAACCGGAAACACTGCTCTTCAGGTAGTTAAGGATAACTTGGCAAAAGAAATCCAAGACCGTAAAGATGCCGATGCTACCCTGCAAGCAAATATTGATAAAGAAGCCTCAGATAGAAAGGATGCTGATAAAACCCATACTGATAATATTGCTGCTCTTACTCAGAGAGTATCAGATTTGGCTCTATCAATCCAGGATGCTATCAATACGGTTAAGAATGAGTTAACTGCTCAGGTAAATGCTAATACTACAGCAATTGCTACTAACCAAGCAAATATCACAAAGAACTCTGAGGCAATTACTGCCATGAATAAAACCATTGCCGATAACTACAAAGAAGTTAAGGATATGGTTAATGAGGAAATTGTGGACCGTACTAATGGCGATAGTAATTTGAGTTCTCGTATTGATACAACTAATATTGCTCTGGGTACAGAAACAGCAGAACGTAAGGCAGCAGACCAAATCCTTCAAGTAAACCTGGATAAGGAAGTTGGAGACCGTAAGTCAGCAGATACTGCTCTTGAAACTAAAATTGAAGGTCAGATATCTAACTTAAGCCAACAGACTTCTTCAGAGATTACTCGGGTAGAAGGTAAGGTTACTCAAGAAGTTAAAGACCGGGAAGCTGCCGATAAAACCTTAAGCGATAGAATTGATTCATTGGAAACTGGTTCTACTGCAGGTTTAAATGAAATCAAAGCAAAGGTAGATGCTAATACCGTAGCAATTAATACTGAGAAAGACCGAGCAACCGCTAGAGAGAATGCTATACAGGCCAATTTGGACACTGCAATAGCAAACCATAAAGACGAAGTAAATGGTTTATCTAAGGATATATCCGATGAAGCCAATACTCGTTTAGCTGGAGATACTGCTCTTCAGGTGAATATTGATAAAGAGGTAGCTGACCGTAAGAATGCTGATACCTTATTGGAAAATAAGATTGCTCAGGAAGTATCAGACCGTACAACGGCTATCCAGGCAATTGAATCTAAAAAGGTAGATAAGGTAGATGGTAAAGTACTTTCTTCGAATGACTTTACCGATATCCTTCTGATGAAGTTAAATGGCATTGCAGAACATGCTAACTATATTACTAAAGTTTCTGAACTTCTGAATGATTCTGGATTCCAAACAGAAGCCGAGGTAGAAGCTGCAATCCAGAAAATCATTGGTTCTGCTCCCGGTGTATTGGATACACTTGAGGAAATTGCCAAAGCTCTTGGTGATGACCCCAACTTCGCAACTACTATGACTCAGAAATTAAATGAGTTAACTACGAAGATTGAGACAGAAACCGAAAAACGAGTTGAAGGTGATGAAGCTTTGGATACTAAGCTTACTACTCTGGGTACTACCTTAACTAAGACAGTAGAGGATTTAAGAACTTATGTTACTGAAACTCGTACTGAACTATTGGCAAGGGCAAATAACCAAGATGCTCTTATTAACCAGAACTCGGCTAACATTCAGAGAAACTTGGAATTAATCCAAGGTATTCAGAATAATATCTCTGGCTCTTACTTGGAAGTTAAGGCTTTACTTGAAACTGAAATTGCTGCTCGTAAAGCAGAAGATATTCGATTAGAAGCCAAGATTGATAAGAATACTGCTGACTTGGCAACTGAGGCAGAAGAAAGAAAGGCTGCAGATAAGGCTCTTCAAGATGCCCTGGATGCAGAAGAAGCTGCAAGAACTGCTGCTGATGCTGCCCTTGGAGTTCGTATTGATACCGAGATTGCCGAAAGAAAGGCTGCAGATAAAACCTTGCAGGACAATATCGATGCAGAAGAATATGCAAGAACTCAAGAGGATACTCGTTTAAATGCTCGTATTGATAAAGAAGTTACAGACCGTACCAATGCCGATAATGCTTTAGGTACTCGTATTGATACTGAGGAAGATGCAAGAGAAGCTGCTGATACCCAGTTACAAACGAATATTACTGCAGAGGAAACTGCCCGTAAAGCTGCTGATAAAACCTTACAAGATAATATCGATGCAACCAATGCACATACTATTAATACTCACCGTTTGGATTCAAACCCAGTACTTAATGGTACCGATATTAAATTAGATGGTTATTCTGAAAATGGAGGTACTACAGTTGCAGACTTGGCAATCAAGGCTACAGATACTACCTCTCAGGCTTTCGGTAAAGTTCAAAAACGTATCAATGTAGATAAGTCAGAAACTGATACTAAGATTAACAAAGTAAAAACTGCTGTTGGTCTTACAGATAGTTTGGAATTACCCGGACTTGATAATACCAATTACATGGGAGGCTCTACTAATTTGGTAGAGGCAGTTAAGAAACTCGATTTACAAATCGAACCTATTATCTTACCTGCAGCAATGTTTAATATATCAGCAAATTCTACTTCAGAACAGATTGCCGAAGTACTTACTGATGATGTACTCGATTTGATTCAGAGTAATCGGGATGCTAAGAAACCGATGTATATCTATGATGCTTCAGGTGATTCATTCTATCAATTGTTCCCCACTAGTGTTCAATACTCTAATAACAATGGAGTAGTTACACTAAGAGCAATGTATATCCATGCAGGTACAGAATATGCTAGAGAGTTTGCAAGAACTGCTGCTGGAGGAGTATGGACCATTAAAACTAATATTGCTTCTAGAATTTTGCCAGAATCCGACCTGGTTAATGATTTAACTACCGGTGGAGCAAAGAAGGTTGCAACTGCCGAACAAGCTAAGGTATTGAAAGGTTTAATCGATACAGAAACTTCTAACAGAGAAGCTGCTATCGAAGATTTGAAAACCGAAGTTGGAGGTGATACTACTGCTCTAGAAGCTAAAATTGATAAGGAGATTAAGGATAGGGCAGACCAAGATAATGCCTTACATACTGCCCTTACTAATGCTCTAGAAGCAGGTGATGCTAATGTAATGGGTGCTTTAACCAGAGAAGCACAAGTAAGAGAAGCTGCAGACAGTGCTCTTGGTATACAAATTACTGAATCGGCTGCAAATATCCAATCAGACTTACAAACTTTTAAGGGTACAGTAAATACCTTTATGGGTACAAAAGGTCAAGCTAATGGTTTGGCATCTTTGGATGAAAATGGTAAAGTACCTGCCAGTCAACTACCCTCTTATGTAGATGATGTAATTGATGTATATGCTACCTATGATGTATCAGATACTAATGAGGTAACTAATATTAAATTGTACACTGATGCTGGCCATACTACTCCAGTTGTAGGTGAAGCTGGTAAATCATACAATGATATTACCCCTGACCATCCAGGATATCAATTCCGTTGGTCAGGTACTACTTGGGTACAGATTGTTTCTGGTGGGTTAATCATCGGTGAAATCACGGGTACTGCCTTTGATGGTGCTAAAGGTAAAGCTCTTGAGGCTGTAGCTAATGGCTTGCCTATAAATTCTGTATCAGCCTTGGTTAGATTCGATGCTAATGGTAATAATGTAAATTTACATTATGATTCAGCTTCTAAGAGTAATGGTAATATTTATAAGGCTAACCCATCTTCTTTTATTAGCATACCAGCAGTTACTACTACTAAAGCTGGTGTTATGACTGCTGCTGATAAGGTTAAGCTTGATACTACCTTACCAAAACAAATCTCAGATGAGGTTGCTGCGAGAACTGCTGCCGATGAGGCAATCAGAGGAGAATTGGCTGATGATATTGCTCAAGAGGTATTGGATAGAGATGCTGCAATAAAGGTTGCTAAGGATGCACTCCAGGCAAATATCACTAAGGAAGTTACAGACCGTACCAATGCAGATAATACCCTGAAGACTACCTTGGAAAAAGCTATTGCGGATGCTAAGACCGAACTGGAAACAGCAGATGCTACTCTTCAGAGTAATATTACCAAAGAAGTCAATGACCGTAAGGGAGAGATTACTCGAGTAGAGAAATTAATTACCGATGAAGCTGCAACTAGAGCTCAAGCCGATATTGATGTAAATGAAAAGGTAGATTTGCATATTGCTAACAAATCTAATCCTCATGGAGTAACTAAAGCTCAAGTAGGATTAGCCAATGTTAACAATACATCAGATGCAGATAAACCGGTATCTACTGCTCAAGCTACTGCTATTGCAGATGCTAAGGCTGCAGGTACTAATGCTCAAACCAATCTCACTACTCATATTCAAAATCAGAGTAATCCTCATAATGTAACCCGAGACCAATTGGGAATGGGAACTACATCTGAGATTGTATTTAAGAAAGTATCTGCTCCATCAGGGTTGTGGAAAGAATCAGATGAAAGACTTAAAACTTTCATCAAACCTTTGGAACATACTCTTGATGAAATATGCTCTATACCTACCGATTCATTCCTCATCAGGGGTACTCATGATATTGGTACTATTGCTCAATCAATCGAAAAACATTTCCCTGAATTAGTATCTGAGAATACGGTAAAACCCGAATCAGTTCCTAATCCGGAGGCATTCGAAAAAGTTGAGAAGGATGGAGAAACTTATATCCTGGTTAAAGAAGTAGATTATTCTAAGATGTCAGTATTGGCAATCGAAGGTATTAAACTTCTGAAACAAGAAATAGATGAATTAAAGAAACAACTTTTATTCACAAACTTGGATTAATATGGGAGAGATAGCAACTTGGAGTGCTGTCAAAACTAAAGTAGGCCTTGGTAAGGATTCAAATGAATGCCCTACCAAGGCTGAATTGTTAGCACTCTCTCCTACAGGAACGGGAGAAAATTATGTAGGCTTGGAAATCTCCAATGCTAGTTCCTATGGTAATAATGAAACTGTAAAGCTTGAGGATATACACAAGGTAACCTATAAGTATTCCTTTGCTGCTGTAAATACTACTCTTAATTTTCCGGCATTGGGTGGAACATCCACTCCAGAATTTATTAGTATAGGGTCTACTAGACAAAAGTACTTAGACGGGGTTGCTTCTGGTTCTTCAGAAAACGTTAGCTACAATTATGATTCTAAACCTGACTGGCTAACTGTGAGTGCTGGTACTTGGAGAGCTACAGAAAATACTTCATTAAGTCAACGTTCTGCTAATATAATATTTACTCAGGTTATTTCCGGTAAAACTATTACCGTTAATATGATTCAGGCAGCAGGCGTTGAAAATTGGGAATATACTTTTACAGCTCGGAATACAACTATTAGTTTCCCTGCTGCAGGTGGTCAAGGTACACCAGGTTCAATTGATATAACTTCCTATAAGAAAAGGTTTATAAATGGTAGCCTTGTGGATACCCAAGAAGTAGCTTTTACTCGTCAACAAGGAGAAGATTGGGAACATAATGTAGAGGGTTCTGGATGGCAAGCAGATGAGAATAAATCTGAAACTTCAAGAAGTCGTACTGTAACCTATAAACAGAGTGAGTCTAATAAAACGATATCCGTAGTATTTACTCAGGCAGCTGGTGTTAAAACCTATGGTACACCTACAGTATATTTAGGAACTATTGCAGATATACCTGCATCGGGAGGAACTGCAGCTACACCAACTTATACCTATACTCAGCTTTGGGGATGGAATGGTAAAACCAGTGATGGTGGTACTATTGATTCTGGAGCTTCTGTAGTATGGTCTGAGAATGTATCTGGTTCTAATCTTGGTACAACTGCAAAAGCAAGAACTAAACTTGGAAGCAGAACTCTAACCGTTACTCTTAATGGTAAATCTGGTAGTGCCTCAGTAGATATTTACCAAGCTCAGAATCGAATTGAGAATACAACTCAAGGTGCCTGGGTAGTTTCTATTTCTGCTAATCCCAGTACATTTACAGAGCAAGGTGGTACATCTCAAATAACTGCAAGTGCAAGGGCAAGTAGAACTAACCATTGGACTTCAGGGGCAACAAATGCTGCAGCAGATGCAACTGGTTCTCCTACCCTGAGTATACCACCATCAACTGGATTCAGTTTATCAGGTACTACCTTAACAGTAGCCGAGAATACTACTGCTAATGAAAGAAGTGTAGTAGTAAGGGCAACTATGGATACGGTTTATAAGGAAGTTACGGTAACTCAAAGTGCATATTTAGTAGAATATACTTATGAGTTCCTTATTGGTATAGGAGAACCATCTAGTACTTCTATTACATTTGATAATCTTCCAGCAATAGGGTCTAATAACCCATTTACGGTTAAATCTACAAGGCAGAAACTTATAAATGGTACTCCATCGGGTAGTCCAGAGAATGTAGACTATAATCCAACCTCTCAACCCGATTGGGTTATAACTGGTAGTACTTCAGTAACGGTATGTGAGAATACTAATCCAGATGCAATAAGGACAGATACTATTACACTTACTCAGGATGGTTCAGGTAAAACCGTAACCATTAAAGTGATTCAGTTAGCAGCTACCTTATCTCAACAATGGGTATTAAGTGAAATTTCGGGATTTGGTACTATCCCTGCTGTAGGTGGTCAAGTATATGCTATAGTTAAATCTGGGTATTATGATGTTATAAATGGTACTCAAAGCACTTGGCATAATGAGGCTCCCGAAGTGAGTAATAACCCTGGTTGGATTAGTTTAACTTCGGTACAATATAACAATGATGATACATATACTATCAAAGCTACTGGTATTTCCAATAGTAGTGAAAGTGGTAGGTCTGGAAAAATATTTATAAATAACCAGCCTAAAAGCTTAGGTTTAGATATTGTTCAGAGTGGAGCTAGTATATCTTACAATTATTATTTCTCTTTAGTCAGTGATTTTCCTTCAGTAGCTGCAGCAGGTGCAACACCTATGGCAAAAGTATTATCTAAATCTAAAAAGGTAATTAATGGTACAGAACAGAGTAGTTATAGTATACCTCAGATTACTGTACAAAGTAAACCGGATTGGGTTGGTAATATAGAAGCTAAGATATGTAGTCATGTAAATGCTGAGGAGACTCTAGATATTACTGCTGAAGTTTCTGAGAATAAAACGAGTTCTATTAGAAGAGGAACAATTATCATTAAACAGAATGATTCTAATAAAACTCTTACCTTGAACATTAATCAATCAGCTGCAGTGATAGAGACCAGGGATTTTATTGATTATGTAGAACCAGTTCCTGATGGTAATTTTTCTTCGATGGAACAAGCTATCACGGTTACAGTTCAATCATACCGGGAAACTATAATCAATGGTACGGTAACTAGTAAAGTAGCAGTTCAACCAAGTTTTACCCTAGACCAAGATTCTCCGGTAGGCTGGGCAACAGTAGCTTTGATTGGAGGTAATCCAAGTAACTATGAGTATGATTATGAAGTAAGCGTATCCGAAAATAAAACCATTAGCCCAAGACATGGTCATGTAATGTTTAGTAATGGTACAGCAGAAGTAGAAAATGCCTGGTATTTTACTCAAGCTGAAGCTATTCCTACAATTACATACGATTTAAGATGGGCTTTATCTGATGGAGGTAGTACTCCTGAGGACCATGTTAATGAATACTCTTTAGGTACGGGAGGCGATGCTGATAGGTTACATCTCTTCTTACTTTGTGATAAGATTTCTAAAATCGGTACAGAAGAAATATCAAGAACTCCAGTACAAACTGGATTGAGTAATCTTACAACAGCTGGTCCTGTATATACGGATATAAATGGAGAACCTTCGGCTCTGATAAATGATGATGGAGGTTCGAATTTATTACCGGCTCTATTCCCAGAACTTAAAGATTACTCAAACTGTTACAATATTGTAATTGGTTCAGAACAAAACTTGGGATTGGTTCAAGAAGAAATTTCTATGACTTTCAATAAGCCGGTAATGGATGGCAATGTAGAAATTGGTAAGGTACCTACCTTCTTATTTTACGTAGATGCCGTATCTTATTCTCAGGTAATGGAATATCAATTCCGAGGAGCTGGAGGTGCAGGAGCAGGTAGTATTTATAATGTAACCGTTCCAGCATCAGATGGTACTGGGTATTTTTCTATTATCAGTTTTAGAGCTTATCTTAGAAATGGCGTAGAATTTAAAAGGGAATACCTTGAACCTACCTTTACTGCTCCTACTGGTGTTACTATTATCAAGAATGGTCAGAACTCAGACAATAGTTATGATTATGCCTTGAAGGTAACAGATAACCCGGGAGAAATAGAAAGGCAATGGGATATACCCTTTATTAATCCCGTAACTGGAAGTCAGATACATCTATACCTAACCCAAGAATCCCCCCATACACCAGAAGTAGCATTTGATGTGTATAACAGTAGTCTATCTGCCTCCTTGTTAATGGGTATTGGTTGGAGATCTAATGAAGGTAGTGATTCTTTACCTAATCTGAGTAGAGGAGAAAATTTAGGAGCGCATGGTAGCAATAAAAGTAATATCCAAGTAGTTTACCATGCTCAACCCATAACTACTAGTCAGCAGTGGTTACCAGCAGCTCCTTCATTAAAGGAATTTAGTTATGATGGTTTGCCAATAGCCTTGAATGGAACTGACAGATATTATAATATATCAGAGTTTCAGTATGGTAGCTCATCGGCATCAGAACTCTTTACAGTTACAGTAGATAATATAGATTATGACCCAACCTATGGTGGAAGTTTAACCTTACGATGGGAAGCCAGATTATCTAATAATAAACCTACTAATGGTATGTATGTAGGTATGATTGTACTTACTCCAGTAAGAGGTAATTTACCTGCTATTTATGTAAGGTTATATTATCAATCTCCTTCTGTAAAACCTTCAGTTTAATTAGAGTTAAAATCTTCCAACTCTAAATCTTAACATCGCTTGGGGGAATCCATAGGAATCTACAGAAAAATTTAAAGTACGATACTACGGTATTTATTAATGTATAAGGCCTTATACAAAATACTAACTTTAAAATTAACTTTTATGTTTAACAATTTAAAAATCAAAGATTATGGGAGTAGAAGTTAAATCTGGCGGTGAAGGCGTAATAGTAGCCGACCGTGGTTGTAATGATGGCTGGCTGTAACAATCGTAACTCCGGATGGGGTTCTGGTTGGGGAGCCGTTGGTGGTGCATTGGTAGGTGGTGGCTTTGGTGCTGCTGCAGTTTCCGTATGGGACAAAATCAATGACACCAAAGCTGATATCCAAAAAGTAGAGTCTACTGTTCAGGAAGCAAAGGCAGGTATCTATAAAGATATCTCCGATGCAGCCAGAGGAGTAACTCAGGAAATCAGTGGAGTTGCAAAAGATGTTGCCGGTGTTGGTAGAGAAATCCTTAACAATCGTTTCACAACGGAAAGAGGACTTTGTGATTTGGGATACAAAACCAATTCCGATATCCGGGATTCTCGTGACCAAATGGGAGCAGGATTCAATCGTGTTATGGACCGTCTTTGCCAGATGGAACATGAACAACAGAATTGCTGTTGTGAAACCAAAGGTTTGATTCGTGAAGTAAAATCCGAACTGGCTCTTCAACTTGAACGTTGCTGCTGCGACATCAAGAATGGTCAGCAAGAGATTAAGTGTCTTATCGAAAACACTGCGAAAGACCAGGAAATTGCTCGTCTCAACCGAGTAGTAGATGCTCAAAGAGACCAGAACATTATCCAGTCTGTGTAGTTGCAGCTCTTAAGACTACATCCACAACGCCGGCCTAATGACAACCGTCATTACGTAAGCCAGATTAAGGAAGGAGTGCATCTTACATAGGTGTACTCCTTTTTTCGTTTATACCCACCTAAAAATAAAACGATATGGAAAGCGAAGAGATTAAGAAAGAACCAACTAATGTAAATCAATTAAAAGATTTTACTATTCAACTTACATTGCCTGCTCCCAATGCAGAGATAGCAAAGGAAGTAGCAAACAAAGCACAGTCACTCATTGACCAATTTGGATACTATCAATTCTTAAACCTGGTAGATTTTATGCAAAATAATCCAGGTGCAGTATCATTTGGTTTAAACTTAATTAATAGAAGATGAACATGGAAGATTTGATTTTTTCTAAATTGCAAAAGGGTGATACGATATTCACTCTAGAAAGAGATAGACGTTCTGGGTATCCTATCTTTGATAAGGCCAAAGTATTAAAAGTAGGTGAAAGTAAACCCAGAGCCACTGGCCCAGATGGAAGCTTTGCCGCAAATACCGAAATTGTTATTCAAGATTCTGTATCCTCTCTAACTATATACCTTCCTACAGATGCAGCAGAAGGTATTCACAATAATATTTATTACACTACCGACTTACGCAATATTGTAAATGAGGTAAACATTCAAAGAACCAATGCCGTAAATATCCTTCAAAATCGGGAGAAATATGAGGCAGTAGTTGTTGAATGCGATAATATCTTTAAAACTATCGAGGGTATGATAACCCCTGCTCAGCAACCGGCTCCGGCTTATAAGCAAGAAGAATTCGATGCTTTCAAAGCAGAGGTAGCAGAGAAGTTATCAGTACAACAAGATATTCTTATGAAGATTGCCAGTGAGTTGGGGTTAAATAAGAATAAAGATGCCAAGCAAAAAGGTTAACATAAACATCTCGAATAATCTATGTGATATTCAGATTTATGTAGACCCCGTTAAACAACGTCAGGCAGAGAGGTTGATTACTAAGACTCCAAGTATCATGAAACTCGGATATGAGTTAGGTACTAGAAGATTTGGTAATCAACTTCTTCGTATAGTAAGGCGTAGTTTAAATACTGGTCTACCTCCACCCGGTTCCAAAGTTTCTTGGCCTCCTCATGCTACTGCTACTCTTAAGAAGTATGGAGCACATACCTTATTAAACCTTACTGGTCAATATGCAAGGTCAGTTACTATGGTAACTCGGAAAGATAGAACTTTTGTTGGTCTTCCTCCAGGATTAAGGAAGATAACCTACTCTGGTAGAACTTCTCGAAAGACACTTAACCAAATTGCTATCATGTTGGAATATGGTAGTAGAGATGGTAATCTACCTCCTCGTCCTTTATGGCAACCAGCTTTTGAAGCAGCAGGTGGAAATAAGGCTTTAGAGAAAGAAATACGAAATCAATTAAGAAAAGAACTTAGAAAATATACAAAGTAATGGCAGATTTTGAAGCAGATAAAACATCTGGTACTGGTCCTGCACTTGTAATGGTACATCCTTTAAAAGTGAATGATACAGAATCAGATAAGAAAGCTACCCTTACCATTACAGTTAATGGAGTACCTAAGACTGTAAATCTTATTCAAAAGAAAGGCAGCCTTAACTACGAATACAAATTAGAAGTAGATAAGGAAACCATAAATATATTGGGTAAGGGTGGCTCTGATACTTTGGTAATCATCTCTCAACGTAGAGAGATGATTAATGGTACACCCCAAGGAGATTGGGAAAATGTAGAAGTTACGGCAGAATTCCTAGAGGAACCTCCATTTACTGCCGGAGTAAGATTTACGGATGTAGATGAAAAGACTCTAGAGGTATCAATTACTTCTAAGAATCATACTGAACAGGCTATCAGTGGAACTCTAACTATCAAACAAGTTGGTGGTCTAACTAAAACAGTAACTGTAACTCAGGCTGCAGGAGAAGTAACTTATAGATATTGGGTAGAACCGGCTAGTGTTAGTATGGGTATACCTAAGGACCAAGTCTTAAATGCTTATGAAACTTCAGTTGGTTTTAGTATTACTGGGTATAGGGGTAAACAGATTGAGGGCGAACAAGTATCTCAAGAGGTTATGGCTTTTAAAATACCCACCGTATCTCAGACTAAACAAGTTACCGAATTTAATAGTGGTACTAAGTTGTACTATTGGATTACTGATTATGGTAATATAGCTAACTCCTATCAGGCTACTCTTTCATCTATAGCCCATGGTAGAAAAGATGCAGGAGCTTTATTTGGTAGTACTTCTGGAGGTTGGGAATGTGTTTTTAGTGATGGAGGTACATATCAATTTAATGTAATACTAATACCTCAACTTATGTAACTATGGTAAATACAGAAGAAATCGTAGAAAGAACCTTTTATATTTGCCTATTACAAACGGCATTGAAAAAAGGTTTAACGCTTAACCCAGAAGATTACTTACCTTTATCACAAGAGAATGAAAGAAGATTCCAGGCAGATAAGGATGCCATGCCTAAGTTCATCCCTATCTATGGTATAGGTAACAATCAGGTTAAGGGTGCAAAGACATGCCCTAGAATCACCATTGAATTGCAAGGATTCTATAATGGTGATATAGGTGTAAATAAGTATATCATTGGTGATAAGCTAGAGAGTGGGAACTACCAAGCATCTGAATTTCCCTATGAAACAAAAGATATAACTCTAGATATTCATCTGGTATCTAATACTCAAGCCGATATGAGGTTACTTCATAATATAATGTATGAAGCTTTACCTTCTCGTGGATATGTAAGACCTTATTATAATAACTTAGAAGAATGGGAAGATGGTAGGGTAGCACCTACAGGAAATCTATTTATAGAGATAGGTAACTATTATGACCATCCGGATGAGAGTCACGGTTTACTTGAAAAGGTATATCAGTACACTTGCAAGGATGGTATATTACCTGAGAAACTTGCTGAAGAGGGAGAACTTGTACCAATTCAAGATATATCGGTATTGATGGGACTAATCGAAAAGCAAGAATCTGACTTACTTAACCTTAACGTAAAATAGCTCAATACTAGAGGGTATTAAATAAATGAGTAATTAACTTAATTAGTATAAATATGCCTAATTCACCATCTGTAAATTTCGAGTTTAAGAACGAGAATGTTCTTCAAACTACTCCTATGTTAGGAGTTTCATGTGTATTGGCTAGAACTACTAAAGGTCCTTATGATGACCCATCAGAACTCATCCAATCCTTTTCTCAATTCCAAAGAGTCTTTGGTTCTGAGATAGTACCAGATGGTTCTGTATCAAACATTGAAAAGGCTTTTAATGGTGGTTCTAAGCTTCGTGTTATTCGAGTACTTGGTAAGGGTGCAACCAAAGGTGTAGTATCTGCTCCTTCAAAAGCTAAAGCTGCTGCTCCTAAGGTTGCTGAAGAAGGTTCTCCAGTAGTAGCCTCTGCAACTCCAGAAGAACCAACTGCTTCTACTCTTTTCAAGTTTACTTCTGGTTCAGTTGCTGTTGGTTTTGGTTTGGTAACTAAAGGTTATGGAGACCCAATTGGTAGTGCTGAAACTTTCTCTGTAAATATTTACAAACAGGCAAACACGGTTTATTATCAGATAATCAGTGCTAATGGCCAGGTACTTGAACAAGGTCCGGTAGTAACTTACAAAACTGCAGATGATAACAATGATACTTCTGTAGACTACTTGGCTTTAAGTGCTTTTGCAAAGAACTCAGAATTTATCGTTCCGGTATTAACTGAGAAAACAGAGAACATCAAATCCTGGAACAATTTCATCAAATGGTTAACCGATGATGTAGATGGAACAAGAAACTCTATCGATATCAAACTCAATGGTGCTGCAATTACTGCTGATGGAGTAAAGCTACAGGGTACTATCGGTAATGCCGGTACTGCACCTACTGCCGATGAATGGATTGCTTCTCTGGAATTCGTTAAAGATTACGTAGATGTATACCAAATCTTCTGTTCACATATTGACCAACATCTTGAAACATCCTCAGATGTACTTAAAGTACACAAGGCTGCTGTAGATATGGTTAAAGAACTGCAAGAGTATATCTATTATATTGAAGTACCAAAATATACTACTCATTACACTCAGGGTGACCAACCAAGAGATTTGAAATCAATCATCACTTGGATTCAGACTTGCTTTGGTACTGTAGGTAACAGCAAATATGTTGCTTACTTCGGTGGTGGTATTAAGTACTACAATGCCGACGGTAACTTGGTAGATTCCGATGTTCTTGGTACTATTGCAGGACTGGGAGATGCTTCTGCTTCTCAATTTGGACCATGGAAATCATTTGCAGGTATGAATCGTGGTATTATCTACGATGGTAATGGTCCTGTATGCCCGAACTATGGTTCTCCTTCAAGAACTAAGGAACTTAATGAATTGGCACAGAATTATGTAAACATAATCTGTATCAAAGATGTTCCTAATCAAGGTAAACAAACTCTGCTATGGCATTGCTTCTCTTCTCAGGTAAAACAGGATTCAGAAAGATTCCTTGCTATTGTGAGACTGAATCTGTATCTTAAAAAGAATCTTAGACCTATTCTAGAAAAGTATTTGGAAGAACCAAATATCTGGAACACTTGGAATAAAATTTATCTAGAAGTTAAACCAATGCTGGATAACTTGGTAGATGAAGATGCCATGTCTGAGTACACCTGGATGGGTGACCAAGATGCTAACTCGTACAATGACCTATCAGTTAACAATGAGGCTGATGTTCGTCAAGGTAAATACAAAGCAATCCTGAAATTCAAGGATATTGTTCCGATGCAAGAAATCACTATGGGCATCTATATTGACCAAGCATCTAAATCCGTATCTATTCAGGATATTAACGAATAAAATTAAGAAACAATGGGAGCAAAAGTAAAGAATCCAAGAAAGAAATTCCTTTGGAGTATCACATTCCCTAAGCACCCAATCAATACTTATCTGTTCCAAACTTGTACTTTGCCAGATGTAGAGATTGACCAGGTTGCTCATGGAGACGTTAACCGGGACGTTAAGACTGCCGGTAGAGTTACAGTAGGTAACTTAGTAGTGGGTAAACTTTTGACTACTGCAGGTTCAGATACATGGCTTCATGATTGGCTATATTCTTGCCAAGATATGATTGCTGGTGGAGGTTTGGTACCAAGCCAATACTGGGAAAATGTAATCGTAAACGAACTTGCCGAAGATGGAGTTTCAGTACTTAACACCCACCTCTTCGAAGAGGTATGGCCATGTAAGGTTACAGGCTTAGACCTGGACAGAATGGCTTCAGAGAACACTATCGAAAGTATCGAATTCTCAGTAGGTACTGTAGATAAGTATTAAAAACGCTTAGTCTATTTTCACTAAGATTTTTAGGTGGGAGGGGTGGGATTCCTAGAAAGGGCTCACCCCTTTCTTGTTGTTATAGCGAACACTATGAACTAAAGTATAACCAAATAACTTATTTTAAACATGGAATTAAATTGTAGAACACATGAATTTATAACTCCAGCGGGTTATAAATACTCAATCAGGGAACAGAATGGAGCAGATGAGGATATCTTATCTAACCCTATGGATGTAAGAAACCTTATGAACCTTACTAAGTTCATTCAGGCAATTGTAGTAGATACGGATTTTACCCCTACTCGTAGATTAACCGTAGAGGATGCAGACCGTATTCCTTTGAATGACCGTTACTGTATCTTATTCCAATCAAGAATCTTTTCATTAGGCGATGAAGTAGAGTTCGAATATGATTGGGGCCAAGAAGGTGGTAAACAAGTCTATGGTCAATCATTAAGCGAAATGCTTTTTGAAAACTACGGAATCTTACCTTCAGAAAAAGAATTAGCAGAGAAACCTAATGCTATCCCCTATTATCCTGAACAAGGTAAACTTACAGATTACGAAGTAACTCTTTCTTCAGGCAAGGTAGTTAAATTCGATTTACTTACTGGTGCAGGAGAAAGAATGTTGGTTACTTTGCCAGTAGAAAAACAAACTCGTAATGCTGCATTAATTGCAAGGAACCTACATCTTCAGATTGATGGTAAATGGGAAAAGGTAGAAAGCTTCCATTTATTCTCAGTAAGAGATATTGCAGAGATTCGTAAAACAATCTTTGAATACGACCCAGTCTTCGACGGTAATACAGATGTAGAACATCCAAATGTACCAGGAAGAATTGATAAATATCCTATAATGCTTTCACCAACTTTTTTCTACCTGACGGAAGCGTAGACCACCCAGGTACATTCACTTATATATGTAGAGCTGAGATAGTCATTGACTACCTCAGCTTTTTGCGTCTTCCGTATAGAGAAAGAAAAAGATTTAAGGATATAGCCGAAGAGTATTATGAAAACTTAAAAAAGAAAACTAGAAAATGATAGACAGAAGAAGCTTAGTCGAGGTCGGTGTTGCAATGGTATTAAGAGACCGATTCTCTAATGAGGCTGGCAGAATATCGAATTCATTCAGAACGATGATGAACGATATGAATACCTGGAATAGAGGTATTCAAATGTCAACTTCTAATGCTTTTGAGTTTGGAAAAGAATTGGTTGGAGGTATGGCAAGGGCCTACCAATATTCTGCAGGAGTATACGACCAAGTATTCTTAGCTTCTAAAATGTCTGGAGCTAATGCTGCTCAACAGGCAAGGCTAATGCAAGTAGCCAAAGAAGTCAATGAGGTAACTCCTCTTACTGCTGCTGATATTGCATCAGGTGAAAGGTACTTGGCAATGGCTGGTAACAATGTAGAGCAAATCGAAAAGATGATTGGCCCTGCAGCTAAGCTGGCTTCTATCTTCAGTATGCCTTTTGGTCAGAAAGGAGGAGTTGCTGACTTGATGACTAACATCATGCAGACCTTTAATATACCTTCACAAAATGCTACTCAAGTAGTAGACCAATTGGCAACTGCAGTAACTTCTGCAAATATTTCATTAACTGACCTTGCCCAATCTTTCCAATATTCAGGAGCAGAATTTCGAAATGCTAAAATCAGTATGGGTGATGCAGCTGCAGCCATTGGAGTACTTGGTAACCAAGGTATCCAAGCTTCATCAGCTGGTACTGCATTGGCAAATATGATGCGCTATTTAACTCTTTCCGTAACCGGGCAGAAAAAGGGAGGTGGTGAGATGCTAAAATCTTTAGGTATAGACCCAGCTTCTCTAGTAGATGCCTCTGGTAATCTTTTGAGATTAGATAAAATTATAACCATCTTAGGCGATAAGCTTAGAGGTAAACGAGGTATAGATATATCCTCGGCTTTATTCAATATCTTTGGAGTTCGAGGTACAAGAGCTGCTTCAGCTTTACTTCAAGATTATTGGACTGGAGCTAATAAGCTTACTGAACTTATGGATAAGGTTGGAGCTGCAAGCGGTACAGTAGAAAACTTAACTCAAGAAAGATTACAAACTCCTGCAGGTATTATTGAACAACTCAAATCAAACTGGGAGAACTTTATTGTAACTGCAGGTTCCACTCTGGCTGAAGTATTTAACCCAGTATTAAAATTGGGTTCTGGTATTCTGAAGATTATTAACAGTATGCAAGAAACTTGGGCAGGTAAATTCTTGGTAAAGGTAGTTGCAACTGGAGCAGTAATAGGTACTCTATATCAAGGCTTTAAGTTTATTCAGGGTACCATTAAAATGATAAGTACTTTCCAAGCTTTAGCTACTACCGAAACTAATGGTATGGCAGAAGGTATGGTAAGAACTAATGTTCAAGCCTCAATCCTTGAAGGTCACATGAGAAATATCTCGGCAATGATGATGAGAATGACTGCTATGCAAATGGCTCCAGGTAAATTCTTTGCATTACCTATGGGAGGTACTGTTGGTAGAACTCGAAAGGGTACAGTAGTAGCAAGAGATGCTCAAGGAAGATTTACTTCAATGAGTACACTTGCAGGTGCCGGTGTTGGTGCAGCAGTAGGTTCTACAGTAACTAAAACAGCAGGCCAACAAATTGCTAAGAAAGGTGCTATGGGATTTGGTGCTAGATTACTGGGTGGTAGACTTTTAGGATTCTTAGGTGGGCCTTGGGGACTACTAGCTTCTATAGCTATTCCTGCATTAATCGAAGTAATTGGAGGTCTTACTAATTCTGTAGATAATAATACTGCAGCATTAAACTCTGAAGAAACCAAAGCTTCTATTCAAGATAGAAATCAACAGGCTTTTGTTGATGCCGTTAGAAGTGCCATTAGGGATGGCTTCAAGGATTCAAGAATTAACATATCAGTAGATGGGAATGAGGCAGGAGATTTTGCTCCGGGTAGCCAACAGGACTTCACTGGTATATCATTGGGATTAAACTAAAACAACTATGGCAAGAATATTAAATCAAATAGCAGGTGGGGTTGTTGAAAAGTATAATGACCTTACCAGAGATTCTGCAGGAGTTCTTACTGGTCCTTTAAATAAACTTTGGAGAGCCAGGATTTTCCTCAACAGGGCAATCTCAACCTTGCCTAAAGACACTGCAGATAAGGGTAAAATATATGACCCTAATAATCCTTTTGGACCAAGAGCCAGTTCAAAGAATCCTAAATTAAACCAAAGGATTCAGGCTCAGTATCGAATGGAATTAAAACATCAAGTAGAAGGTGGAGTCCCTTTTGGATATGAAGAAATGGACCCAGCTAAAGGTCAGAATGTTACGAAGAATAAAGAACTATTTTTGGTAATGCCAGAAGTAAGAAGTATGAATCAAGTAGTGATTTATAATCTTACTGCTAGTCCTTACCAATATATTACTCTTCAGAACAGACCCACTTCGGTTGACTTTAGAGGAGAAACTACTTGGGCAACAATTAAATCTATGGGACGTAATACTCCCATGTATCATTTTACGGGTAGTGAAGATATAATTCAATTCAATGTATCTTGGTTCTGTAATGACCCAGATAATCCAAAAGAGGTAATTACTAAATGCCGATTATTGGAAATGTGGACTAAGGCAAACTCTTATCAGGCAAGTCCTCCGATTTTAAAAATCGAATGGGGTAGTTCTGGTATATTTGATAACCATCAGTATATCCTTACATCTGCAACTTATACCTTGAACAATTTTAGAAATGCTTCAAGGACTAGAGTAGCAGGTAAGTCATGTACCATTGAAGATTTAAAGTTATTGCCTGCAGCTGCAACCCAAGAATTAATCTTTAAAAGGGTAAGTGCTTATAACTTATCTTATCAAGATATCGTAACTGAAGATGACTTAAAGAATACGAAAGGGATACAGATATGATAGACTTAAATCAATACATGACAGGAGCAAGTCCCTATGATGGAGCTATTGCTCTTAAGTACGATAATGGAGATTACTCTTTAGAGGTAACTCCACCAAGTGTTCCTTACACTGATAACGATAAACAACATACAGTATTGGATGGAGAAACCTTACAAAACATTGCTCATCGTTATTATGGTGATTCTGGTAAATGGTATTTGATTGCCGAAGCTAATAATATCTTGAACCCTTTTCAGGAATTAGAACCATATCAAATTTTAAGAATACCAATGTATGGCGGCAACTAGAAAACCTAACCAACCAATACTTTATAATGGAACAGCAACACCTTACATGGCTCTGTTCAATTCTGGAGGTATGCCTATAATGAATCCCATTACTGGCATACCTCTTGGCGCTTATATAAGTAATTGGAGCTACAAATATGATGAGGAGAAAGAGAACTTAGCTACCATTACATTTGATACTGGAGACCCAGATACTGTAGATATCCAAGACCTCCAGGAAAGCTCTATTATTTATCTTCAGTGGGGATACATATATCCAGATGGTCAATTTATCTCTAGCCCAGTACGAAGTATTAAGGTTAGAGATTTGGATTGTGTATTCGATTCTACTGGTACTCATGTGACGATTAAGTGTATAGATACCGTTGGAGATTTAAGATTCCAACCACCTTATACTCATTCGGATTTATCGGAACACAGTTTATCTAATTTCCTAGATAATGGGTGTAACAATGATATAGGCGTAATCATAGAAATATTTCAGTAATGGCTAAACAAGTAATAAGTAATAAAGTTTACGAGTCACTACAGGTCCCGACAGAACAAAGTCGAACTACTACTGGAAAGATACTTTACGCTAACCGGTTTAGTGGAATAGCTCAAGTAGCTATGCCAAGTGATTTGAAGTCTTTGATAGATAGTGACTTAGGATTAATAGGGAATAACATCTTAGTTCAATTAGAACAAAAGATGAAAGGGTATGCAAATGGTCCTTGGTATATAGATTCTCGTGATGGTGTAATATACATACACAATCGTAAGTTTAACCAAGAACCAGAATATAATTATATTTATCAATCCGAAAATGGAGAAGTACTTAGAGTATCTTTTACTACTCAGAAAGTAACTAAGAATGTTAAAGTGGCTTTATCACAAACCATAGACCCTGAAGAAAAAGATATTATATCTGGCACTACAGGTATTCAAGAACCAGATAAAGACAAAGAACAAAAGATCTCAGTACAAAAAGATAATTTTGTAACTCCTCAAGATAATACCGAAGTAGTACCTTCTTGGGATTATGATACTGGTCAGAATTTTGGATTAGGTCATCCTAATACTAAAGCAGAATTTGTAGATAATCAAAAGAGAGCTAAAGGAATACCTAAGGTAGTACAACTAAGAGAATCCAATTCAAAAGACCCATTACCCAGTGAAGGACAGTCATTTAATGCTAGTAAAGAAGCTAAACTTAGTGGTATGTCAGTAGAAGACTATCAGAGGGCTATATCTGAAGTAGAAAAAACATTACCTGGAGATAAGAGGGCCATACTAGAACAGATTAAGAAAACTTGTAAAGTGGGTAAATCTCTTGAGAGTAATCTAAAACAGTATTTTGAATCTACACAATACATATTTACTGGAGATGAACAGATAAAGTATTTAGCCGAAGAATATTTAGACCCCGTAGAGTATGACCCAGAAGGTTACAGGGTAAAGTCTGGTAGAGCTATGGGTGGTTTAGAATATCAAACTTCTTATAGAAGTGCTTGGGACAGAGGTTATGGAGCTATGAAAAAAGACCCCAATATTATAGAGATATCCGATTCGGATTCTCAGAAATATAATTTAGGTTATGGGAATATGGGTAAAAAAGTAAAGGTACGTCGTTGGAAGAAACATGACTTATCAATCCCTCTATATAAGTTGTATCATAATTTATTCAGTAGGTATGGAGGAGCAGATAAATACGCTTGGGCCATGAATGCTAATGCCAATGGTGGTCTTAAAACTACGGAGAGAAAATTAGTATGTCAGATGACCGTAGTTGGTAGACCTTCATTACAATCTTCTCAAGTAATTTCCTTAGAGAATGTTGGTAAAAGGTGGTCAGGCTTTTGGTATATCAAATCCGTACAACATTCAATGGATGCTGGTCAAGGTTATCTCTGTACACTGGATTTAATTAAGAATAATGCTAGGGATGGTCAGATAACTTCTAAATCTAATCTAAGTTCTCAAACCATTGTAAGTAATGATGCTTCTATAAATGCCAAGACAACTTTTGGTAAAGATAAGATGAAATTTGGACCTGATTCTAATACACTTCTTAATTTTACCAGTAATGAAGTTACGTACTTTTTTGAAAGGTACATGGATTCAAATGGTAAGGTAATAGACCCCAGAGGTGTTGGTGATTTTCTACTTAATAAACTCTATACCAACGAGATTTATGCTGAAGACCCCATGACCGTAGCTGCAGGTACTGTACAAACAGAGGGCAATATAGTTTATTCAGATGGTACCCTGAAGCCTGGTAAAGTTACTGTTAAATGGGTAGACCCAAGTAAGATTACACCTCAGTTAAGAGCTAAGTATAATTTTGATTGGGTTGATTATGCTACAAAATTATATAACCTATACAAAAAAAGTAAAAGATAATGTACTCAACAGCTAAGTTATTAACAGAAGAAGGTATCGAAGGTTTAAGCAGATATTACTCTGTCTACCGTGGCATAGTGGTAGATAATGATGATACGGAGAAACATATGAACCGTATTAAAGTATGCTGTCCAGAGGTTATGAATGGAATCACCTTATGGGCTTATGCAAAAGGCCAACATGGTTCTATCAATAATGGATTCAAGTACCTTGCTCCTAAAGTTGGAGATATAGTATTTGTTACATTCGAATTCGGAGACCCAACTAAACCTCTATGGGAATATCATGGTTGGGGTTTACAACAAATACCAGACCCTTTGGATGGTCCCAATAAAATGGGAATCATTACTCCCGAAGGTAATGTAATGGTACTAGATGACGATAATGGAAAGCTAACTGTTTATATAAATGGAGATGTGGGCATTGTTGCTAAAGGAAACATTTCTGTTCAAGCACAAGGCGATGTGAATGTAGGTTCTGGAGATACAGTAATTTTAAACAAAGGTGAGAATCAAGGAGTAGTTAATATTAAAGAACTAACCGAGAAACTCAATAACACCATTAAAGAACTGGAAACTCTGAGAGCTTTATTCAATTCTCATGTACACTCTGGTGTAACTACTGGACCAGGTTCTTCAGGTCCTACTGTAACTCAAGCAAGTCAACCGTTCTCTACTTTCAAACAAGAAGATTATGAGGACACTAAATGTATACACTAATGGATAATTATCTTACTAACATTGTTGGAAAGGGAATGATATTTCCTATTCAACTTACAAGAAACGAAAACGGTGAAACTGGTTGGTATCCCGTTAATGGTGATATGGGTTTGGTAAGGAATAATATAAGCTCTATAATGTATTATTTAATAGGCCAACGATTTCGACAGGAAAACTTTGGGAATCGCCTATGGGAATGTATAGAAGAGCCAAATACACAAGCCCTAAGTTTTATTATTAAAGAGTTTATTAAAAGCTCAATTGGTGCATGGGAACAAAGGATTACCTTTAAAGGTATCACCGTTTCTAGACAAGGTGCTAAAATAAACATAGAAGTTCACTATGTAATTAATGATACTTCTACTAGTCAGTACCTGTACCTGACCTACGATAAAAATGAAAATTCATTAAACTCTTATTAATATGGGAATCACTAACAAATGGCTCAATCCTTATCAGAGGTCTTACCAACAGATTAAGGCCAAGTTGATAGAATCACTTACGAACATTAAAGACAAAGATGGTAATGTACTCGTAACTGATTACTCGGAAGGAAATATACTAATCATTATCCTTTCACTGTTTGCGGCAATTGCCGAAGTTCTTCACTACTACATTGATAACATGGCCAGAGAATCATTTCTACCTACTGCTCGTAAATATAGCTCAGTGGTTAGGCATGGAGCTTTGGTAGATTATCATGCAAGAGGTGCTATTGCAGCATCAGTAGATTTAGTAGTATCCAGAGATGTATCTGGAGATTCTATTGGTGCTAAATTAACTATACCCTCTGGAACCTTATTCACTGACTCCAATGGTAACAAATGGTTATCATCTAGAGACGTAACTTGGTATGCTAATGTAACTACTTGTAAAGTTCCAGTTGTACAACACGAATTATATACAGAAAGTCAAATAAATGGGATGGTTATACCTTCTGATGAAAGGGTAACCATTACACTTGGTACTTTACCAAATGGTAAGTATTACGAACATGGAACTATGAGTATGAAAATCGGTGGAGAATCTTGGGTATTAGTAAATACATTTGCTTACTCAAAACCCACGGATAAACATTTCATGGTTACTATGGATGAGGCTTTAAATCCTTATATATTATTTGGGGATGGTAAATATGGTCAGAAGCCTGCAGCTAATGCCAAGATATCCGATGTTAAGTTTTATCTTACTACTGGTATCAATGGTAATGTAAAATCTGGTATGATTACTTCTGTACCTTCAGTAATATCTTCTTCAGTTACTGATGCTACAGTATCTAATACTTATGCTGCAGGTGGAGGTTCTACTTATGAGAACTTTAGTATGCTCAAGGAACATATACCCTTGAGTGTAAAGACCATGGGAGTTGCTATCACTAAACAAGATTTCATTGACTTAGCTAAGTTAGTTGATGGAGTTAGTAAAGCTAAAGCTGAATATGAATGTGGTAGAAAACTGATTGTATATATCTCCCCAGATAATGGAGCTACTGCTGATTCTAATCTTATTCAAAAAGTATATGATGTATTACATCAGAACTCACCTCTTACTACTTGGTTAACGGTTAAATCGGCAGGTAAAGTAAACATTATCCTGGATGTAGAAGTTACTGGGAAGAAGTCTTATAAAACTTCGGAAATACAATCACAGATTCTCAGTGCATTATTTAATGCTTACTCTCCGGAGAATTCAGACATTGGTGGTAGCGTAAGAATTTCTGATATCTATGCACTAATAGATAATCTTGAATCTGTAGATTACTTACACTTGAAGAAGTTCTATACTAAACCTTGGCCTACTACCGTATACGGTAACAAGGAATTAGTTCTTGGTCAATTCCAATTGGATGAAGCTAATGGTAGTATGTCTTACTTTATCTCCTTTTCTTCAGGTACTCAATTCACGGTACGTTCGGTTAAGGGAGGCTTTTCTTATGATGGCCAGGTGGGTAAGACTACACAAATCAGGGATACTATAAATGGGTTTATCTTTGCATTGGATATCCAAGATAATGGTTATCAGTCTGGATTCAGGTATACAATAACCATTGCAGAACCTAACAAGGATTATACAGACCCCGGTTATAATATCCCGGTATTCGAAGACTCAAGTCAGTTAACACTTAAAGTAAACGAAATCGTATGATAAATCTTAAAAACCTAATTGATTTCTTACCCTTCGAATTTAAGGAGCAAGATACTTATAAAGTCGACGGTAAGGGCATATTAGAAAGATTTCTAGAAATATGTGGTAACTATTTCCAAGAAGATATAACTAAAGATATTGATAATATTCTAGATATAATCGATATCGATAAAACTCAGCAGAGGTATTTAAACTACCTCTGGGAGTTCTTGGGAGCATTACCATTTGCTAGAACAGGAGAACACAAAGGAGTTCCTAACTTAAGCGATGAACAAATTCGAACTATCTTAAAGTATTCGATATCATTACTTAAGATTCGTGGCTCAAGGAAATTCTTCGAAATCCTTTTTAATATGTATGGGTTAACTTGTACAATTACAGACCCAACCGATGGAGCAATGGATAAATGGGAAAAGGTAGACCCCTTATATGATACCGATTATTCTCAATATGATAAGTACAATTATGATAAGATTTATGGTTGTGCTCAATGTATCGAGGTAGGTATTTCTATAAGTGGTCATGGTTTTACATCTCCTACTCCAGAGTTCAAGGCTTTCAAACAATCAATTGATAAACTATTCGATAGGTTTTTACCTTACAATGTATCTGGTAAAATTGCTTATGGATTTGATTTAGCTTATAATTATAGGATTAAAGCTGAACCCCTTATCAGTCCTGCAAAGATTGTGACTGGGCATATAACAGAAATACCTATTAGAGTAACAGTTACCTCAGATTATGATGATGCTGATTTAAGATATCAGGTAACTGGATATGACCCAGCTGAGAATAAATGGAGCTCAAAGAAATATGAAAGTGGTTCTATATTCTATGCAAGAAAAGGTGACCAGAGATATTATTTTCGAAGTGTAGGTGATACTTCGGTAACTACCTATGTAGATATAGGTTTAGAGTATTATACCAAATCTTATCATATTTATGCAGACTTGGTAGAGGGAGGTACAGACCCAGATAACTTGGTAATCACAGGTACTAACCCTGTAATCAAGGTTAGGGTAACGGCTAATATGAATTATCAGGGTAATATCAAACCTGTAACTGTACAGTTACTTAATACTTATGAAACCAAAGATTCTGGTTCTGTTTGGGAAATAACTTCGGCAGGTACTTATGAATGGGTTATTGCAGACTTTCCTGCAAAGAAAGTTACTTTAACAGTAACCGCTATTGCTACTAATTATACTGTACTCTGTGAACCAAGAAACATTAATCTTACCAATGGTGAGAAGTCTTTGATAACTATACGTTCTTCAGACCCAAATGAAGATACAAGCCAACTCATTGCTGTATGTACTTCAGACCCAGGTATATTGGTTCGTAATGGTCAAAGATGGGCACCTACCTCTACTGGTACATTCCAATTCAGATGTACCAAAGATGATTCGGGTAATACCAGTAATTATGGTACAGTAGTAGCTTATAGATTGGGATATACCATTACATATAATATAGGTGTATCTAATAAACGATTAAACCTAAATGCTCAGGGTTCTGCATCGGTTAATCTTTGGGTTACATCTGGGATTTATTATTCTACTTTTGAAAGTGCCAACTTAGGTAGTTACTTTGATACCGAGGTAAATATCTACAAAAAGAATACTCAAGGTACATGGGTAAAATTGGGTACCACCGAATTAACCAATCGTTATGTAGTAGGTCCAGATTATTACTATGGTAGAAATACAGAATATCAATTTAATGAGGCTGGAGATTACAAATTTGAATCCGTGGGGGATGTTAGTAAGTCAGTAGAAGTAGAAGTATTAGAATATGTACCTGCTCCTCAATCTTACTTATGGTTAGAGCCTGTAGATGAAACCGATGATAATTGGTATGAATTACAACCTTACTCAGAAGCAGTAGCAGATACAGGGAAGTATATTAAAGCAGGTTATCAATTAACTAAATCCAAGAACTGTCAATTCTATTTACGTTGGGGAGACGGTGGTAGTATGATAACTAATATCGATTTGGAAGGTTCATCCGAGAAATATAATTCGAATACCCTTATTACCTTTGATAAAGCTGGTAGTTACGAATTCTATTATCAAGGTTCAGTAGTAAACCTTACAGTTAAAGATGTTATACCTAAGTATACTTTAACTTGTAATCCTGTAAGTGCAGAACTAAGCAAGGATGTACAAGAGGTATCTACAATTGTAACCTGTACTTCAGATACTGGGGAAGTTTCTGATATTGTATATGAGACAGCTCCAGATGTAGTTCACCCAAGTCCTTATCAGTTCTTTACTAACCTACCAGGTAAACATACTTTCTATGTGAAAGCTAATCCTGCAGTTAAAGCCGTCTTTATTGTAAATCTACTGGATGTAGTAGATAAGACAGAACTTACTTGGGAATCCAATGATATTTCGGAACAAGGTATTAATATATTAGTTCCGGAAGGAACAGAATGGTCACTTAAAATAGAATAACAAAAATGGAAAGCAGCTCTTTTAACACACTATTTAAAACTGGTATCATTGGATTTACTTCTGAATGTTATACCATTATCTTTGATTTAAGGTGGATGATTTTATTAGCCTTTGTACTAATTCTAGCAGATTTCTGGTTTGGAGTATCTGCAAGTAGGGTATTACGTATTGAGATAAGAAAATCTAGAGCCGGGAGAAGAACTCTTAATAAAATCATTGATTATCTGTGTTACATTTTACTGGGTGCCGTAATAGGTAAAGCCATTGGTGAACCTTACGGATTAAATCCGATAACGGTATCTATAACGATAATGGTATTATGTTACTGTTTCGAAATAGATAGTATTTATGGTCATATATGTACTTTACATGGTATAAAGAAGAAGTATAGTATCTGGTCCATCTTTTGGAAACTATTAACCTTCAAGTTTAAGGATGTGGGAGAAGCTTTCCAAGATATGAAAAACCAATCAAAAGAATATAAGAGTAATAACAATAACGAAGATACATTATGAAAACCTATTTTGATTATGAAGGTGTAATAAAGTCTAAGGATGCAGCTGAAGCCATAGCTGCTCCTGCAGGCATTGGTCCATTTTGTGGATTTGGTTCAGCAACGATTGTAAATAATGCAATTACTCTCTTACCGAATGGAGAACCTACATCTCCTGCTTATCAAGCAATAAAGGATAGAATCCTTTCAAGGTATATGACTAAGGCTGCAGATTCGGGTGAAGGTCCGGATACAAACTTTGGTTGTATAGCTAGGGATGGTACTATCTATATATCTGACAGTGCTAATATCAGTATACCCAATATAGAGGGTTCCAAGGGTTCCAATGAGGATGTAATTGTATTCGCTTACCATACTCCTTTGGAAGAACCCGTACAAAACCCAGTACAGTTCAGGGCTTTTTGGAATGAATCTAATTCATTTTACTCCTTGTATAAAAAGTCGGTAGACCCTCTATATCCAACACCAAAAGATTCTAGAAACTTGTCAAAAACAAACGTACTGGAAGATAATGAATTATCCTATGAGTCTCTAGTGAATAGAGCTATTGCTTCGGTATCTCAGGGTTTGGTAGATAAATCCTCAATGGTATTAATTGGTATATATGGCCAAGGTACTAACTCAATGGATAATACAGTAGAGAAATATTCTATTGTTCCGTATGCAGGGAAGTTTCCTCAACCAGTAGAATATAATACTGCTATCCATGGAATGCAACAAGCAAATATAGAAACTCTCTTACGACTATTGCAAGGATTCCCTAACTTTGATATCAAGGCTTACATTGATGAGAAGCTTGGTGGTATGGCAGGAGCTAATATACCGAGAGGATTGATTGCAATGTGGAATGGAGTTTCTGTACCAGAAGGATGGGCTTTATGTAATGGGCAGATAGTAGAAGACTTACAAACTCCAGATTTATCAGGTAAGTTCATTGTAGGTTGGTCATCAGGTAATGAGGATTATAATCTGATTGGTAATACTGGTGGACAAGAGAAAGTAACTCTAAGTACCACTGAGATACCTGCTCATAACCATGAGTTCCAGGATGCCTATTATATCGAAGCTCATGCAGATATGCACGGTGTTAATGGTACGCAATGGATTGGTAATAACCTTTCTGGTAGTAATAAAACGGATAACGATAATTCTTATGTATGCTTGTGGAATCATAATACCTATAACGCTGGAGGAGGCCAAGCTCATGAGAATAGACCACCTTACTACGTACTGGCCTATATTATAAAACTATAATATATTGACACTAAGAAAAACTTTTAATTTATGAAAGATTAGAGGAGAGGGACGTTGGGAAACGCCCCTTTTCTTTTGTGTTAATAGTGAAGTTCTTCTTTAGCTTTCTCTTCCCAGTATAGGATATCTTGTTTGAGTTCTCCTATATATTTAACAGACTTCTTAGTTCTAGGCATATCAAAGAACTCAACTAACATTATGTTAGTGATTCTTTCTCCATCCTTAATCCGTTCTTTTATATAAGGAGGTGGAGTAAGTAATACTTCAAATACCATATAAGCATCTGGAGATAATTTCTCTTTCATATACTTATATAATAATTCAAGCATTTCTTCCTTAGCCTTAACTTCTTCATCGTCATCTTCTAATTCTTTATCATTATCAAATAAATCTTCAAGTTTGAATAGGTTCTGATTGTATTCTGCAATCTCCCCATAGGCAAACCGAAGAAGCTTATTCTTAAATGTAGCAAGGGAAGATAAGATTCTTGCTTTAAGATGTTCTTCACTACAAGTACCGTAGTACTTATTAAAAACAAATAACATTTTATCCCAGAAATAAGAAGATATTATATCTGGAGTAAGGTTAAACCTTTTGTAATCAATCTGTTTGGTAAGGTTCCGAATAACGGGTTTACAAACTTTGTATAACCGATTAAACATTGCTTCATCATAATCCTGCATAGGTTTTAATCTATGAAGCTCTGAACCATTGTTTCCATTACATTTCCTCATATTCTTTTAAGTATTTCGTTATGCAAATATAATAAATATATTTTATATAATATAAGAATATCAAAAAATTTCACCGAACGGCTGAGGATAAGAATACTAGATACTGTGGACATGAGTTCAGAACTACATGAGGACTATCAAAATCTATTAGTATATAATATTGCAATATAATAATGTATGAAAAAGAATAAAATTAAATTTAGCTTTGCACCTGACTTTCAGTTGGAGATTCTCAGGTTCATTATTCAAGATAAGGAAGGAGGTTTAGTATTAAGTAGAATAAAACCAAGCTACTTAGTACTTATCGAACATTCCCTAATATGTGAGGGTATACTTAAATACTTTAAGAAGCAAAGAAAGATACCTTCACAAAATGTCCTTAAACAAGTACTAAGGGAAATGCTAGAATCCAAAAACTATGTTGACCTGGTTACTAAGGATGATATACCAAACATAGAAAGGGTTATTAAAAACCTTTATTCAATTCAATTATCAGATTCAGATTATATCAAAGAAAAGATATATCAGTTCTCTACCTATGTTGAAATGAAGAACTTAAATGATTCATTTGACTTAGATAACTTTGAACAGTACGAAGAATATTCTAGAAAGGTAGAGAAGGTATTACAGAGAAGTAGACCTAAACAGGAGGATGAACCCTTATTCATGATTCGAGATGTTACTGAACGTCAGTTCAAAAGACAGGCAGAACCTTCAGTAGTACCTTGCCCATTTAGGCAATTAAATGATTTAACTAATGCAGGAGGATTCCCTGGTGCTTCAATTAATGTAATCTTAGATAAACCAAAAGCAAAGAAAACATTCTTTATGGTTAATCTTGCTCGAGGTTACCTTAGAATGAAGAAATCGGTTTTTTATGTAGATACAGAAAACGGTAAAGACCAAATCATGGACCGTTTCATTCAATCAAGTATCAATAAAACTAAGAAGGAATTATATACTGGAGATTATGATAAACTCGAGGCTAAACATTTAAGGAAACTTTCAAGGTTTGGAGTTGAATTAATCGTTGAAAGAGTGCCTGCATTGATTACCGATTGTAATTATATAAGAGAAAAGATACTTACTTTCAGAAGTCAAGGGCTTGATATTAAGGTATTAATGGTTGATTATGCCGGGAAGTTAGCTTCTCTTGCAAAAGACAAAGATGATTTTGAAAGAATCTCAAATGTATATATTGACTTACAGAACCTTGCTGAGGACTTACATTTAGATATTGTATGGACTGCTCATCATATTACTCGTGAAGGTAAGAAACATCAAGCAACTAAATATGATGAGAATGATATATCGGGTTCTATTGCTATTGTACGTAATGCTCAATTTATCATGGGTCTCAATAGTACAGAGCAAGAAGAGAAAGATAATATCCTTCGTGCTGAGATTGTAGTACAAAGGGATGGTCTTCCTTCTGGTAGAGCTTTATTCAAATGTGATGTAGAAAGGCAAAGATGTACTGAGTTTACTAAAGAACAGAGAAAAAATTATGATGAGGTATATGGTGCTAAATTGGATAGCCAACTTAAAAAGAAAGATAATCCAGATGCCGATTCTAAAAAACGAGAAAGGACAACAGGTGATATATGAAAACAAAGAAAATAGAAATAACCCAAGATAAATGGGCAGTTAAACATTCAGATAAAGAAGAGGAATTATCTCAGATAGGATTTAGTTTTGGTTCAATTAGTTATACAACTATGATAGGCCCTTTAGATTTAGAGGACCTAAAGTTATTGAGAAAACTTGTTCGTAAAGAGATAAGGAGAATCCAGAATGAAAAAGATTCCAGGGTTTAGTTATTTATATGCTACTCGAGATGGTAGGATATATTCTAAGAAGATAGGTAGGTTTTTGAAGGTGGGTGTTAATAGGAGGAATGGTTATTCTCAAGTTCATTTATGTAAGAAAACTTTTAGGTTGAACAGAATTATAGCTATAACCTTTATACCCAATCCTCATAATTTACCTTGTGTAGGTCATAAAGACAATATAAGAACTAATAACTCTGTAGATAATCTTTACTGGTGTACTCATAAGGAAAATACTAAACAATGTATTAGGGATGGTAGACTTAAACCTAAGGGTAAGAAACCTAGAAGTGAATTTATAATATCTTGTATTCAAGCTGACTACTTAATAGGTATACCAAGAAAGATTATCAAACAAAGATACAATGTTAGTGATTTTTCTATAACTGAATATACTAAAAGATTTAGATTATGAAGATAACTAATAGGTTTAAATCACAATTAAAAACTTACTTTGTTAAGAGGTTATCGGCATTCGATTATAAACATGGCTGGATGAAACTTCCAGTATGCCCATACTGCCATCGAGAATTAAAGATGGGAGTTAATTTATCAATGTATAGAACCAATTGCTTTAGATGTAATGAACATCCGAATCCTTCTCAATTGGTTATGGATATAGAAGGATTCGATACTTATCATGAACTTATTAATTTCTTAAACAGTGGAAAATTTGATGAGCTTGAATTCCATGAGGAAAAGATTGAATTATCAGAAGCTAAGCCTTTGTATCTCCCCGAAGGATTCAGAATCCTTAACCTTGGCAATTCACAGGTTGCAAGGAGCATTAGGGGATATGTCAAGAGCCGTGGCTTTAGCATCGAGGAGTTATGTAAACATGGTGTTGGCTACTCAACAAAAGAACCCTATTTTGGTTACCTCATTATACCCTTTTATTATAAGGGACAACTTAGGTATTACAATGCCCGAAATGTCATCGGAGCTGGTCCTCGGTATAACAACCCCAATAAAGATATCACAGGAGTTGGAAAAGAATTTATCATCTTTAATTATGATGCGTTGGAGATGTATAGGTCGGTATACATCTGTGAAGGTGCACTCAATGCCCTTACTATCGGGGATAGAGGAATTGCCACAATGGGTAAAGCTATATCTGGATACCAAGTCAATGAATTACTTAAATCCTCATGCGAAAGATTTATTATATTGCTGGACCCAGATGCCAAGAAATATGCAATCAATCTGGCGCTCAAACTTGTTGCCTATAAAAAAGTCAAGGTGGTGTTTTTACCAGAAGGAAAAGATGTAAATGATTTGGGTAGAAAAGAAACTCTTAGATTAGTATATCAGACAAGGTATCAAAGTTATCAAGAATTAATCCAAATCAGAAACCATTTAAAGTGAGGATTTCCTATTATATTATATAACTTATATTTATTTAGATATGAACAGTAAATTTATGAAATTCCTATCAGTAACCATTTTATCCTTGATAGTAGGAACAATGGTTTACAGTATTTATCGAGTAATTAAAGCCAGAGAAGGTATAGAAATATCTGGTACAGTATTAGAAAAGTATGGGCAAGATAAAACCCATTATAAGTCTACCAAGATTTATACAGAATTTATTTTGGTAGTTAAAACCGATAAATATGGAATACAAGATTTTACGGTAACTCCAAGCACCTATTATCAATTCAATAAAGGTTCAAGGATTACTTTTAGTGATGTATTCCCTTTAAGGTTTGAAGAATCTCGAAATAAAGAACATGGTACTTATCTTCTCATTGCTATTGTATGTTTCTTTGCTTTCCTAATAGGGGGAGTATGTACTTTAAATTATGTATTTGATTAGGAAATGGTATGAGTAGAGAACCAAGCATTCATATTACAAAGTCTCAATTTGAGGAAATATTAAATACTTTAGAGGTAGATAACTTTCCGGTTGAGGCTTTTTTTGTTATTGCACGTAAAGAGGCAATAAATACTAGAGCAGTCTTAGTTACTAATAAAGGAATAACTAAGAAAGTAAATAACATATTACTAGCATCTAAGGGTGATGCTGCCCTGGTTGCTAATATTATATATGCAACCCGAATAAAACTAAAGCATCGAGGAGTTCGTAAAATAAACGAAAGTAATCAAAGGGAATGGACAAGCTGTAAAAAGATTGCCGAAATATGTAATACCTTTTGTTCAGACTTTGGTTTTGATACTAGAGAAGGATTTATCAAGTATATCGAAATAGGTCTTAATAGGATGCAAGATAATCGTAATCTATTACAGAGACTTATAAGTATGCAAGATAACATTACTAATCAGTATGCTGCTGAATTAGAGATAATGGATGATAGGTACAGTAATAATACCATGGATATTCATTTATACTTTGTAAAGAAAATAGCTGATGCTACTGGTATTATGGAAACCTTTGAAAAGAATCCCGAGAAATATGTTCACTTTGTAAGATTAAGAAACTTCTTAGATGAAGAGGGATGGGATTACAAAGTATTCATAGATGCTCAGTTTGATTCCCTTGCATGGTGTAATGGTTTACCAGATATTGCTCAACTATATACTGATAAAGCAATTGAAAGATACAATAAGTATTTATATAAGAATAAAAATAAACAAACTCTGGAGACAGAACCTAAAGTAGAGGGGAGTCTCTGGGATAAAATCAAGTAATTATGAAAGCTTTAAAATTTATGGGCAACAGAGTAGAGGATGCAGCTAATGCTTTTATTGATGTCCTCAAGTATTCGGACCAGTCAGTAGACTATCCAGATTTCAATGATATCGAACCTTGGCCGGAAGATATCGTTAAGATGTTTGAGCATATACTTAAGACTGCCAGTTTTTCAGAGACTACAGCAATCCTTATGTATACTCAACAGTCATCCCGGTTTGATGATATTGCAGAACTGATGTTGGGTATAGGTTTGGTAGAAATGAGACATTATGACAAGTTATCTGATTTCTTACAGAAAGCTAATCCCCATGAGGATTACAGTAGTATGGAGATTAACCCTAAGATTGAAATTGGTAGTACTCGAAATGATGCACTAAAGGTTGCTTTGAGTTCAGAACAAGAAACAATCGATTACTACAGAACTATCATGAATCACCTTGCTGTTTACGATGACCGGGCAGATTATGATGATGTGATGTATTTCTTAAATAAGTTGGTGGCTGATGAGGAACACCATATCAAACTTCTCCGAGAAGCTATGGGTATTTCAACTAATGAATCTAAAGGTGTAACTGTAATTATCAAATGAGTAGGATAATTATACAGAATGGGAATATGTGCGAACTGGACTTACCTCTTAAGTTCGCACAGAAACTCTATATCGAGTTTGCCATTCGTCATCCAAATGCCTTTTACTTACGTACCAGGCAAAGAGGTATGCAGAACTGGGATGGTAAGATTCATTATATTAATAAGCATGGTGAATTTAAGATAGGTTTACTTCCTGCAGTATATGATAAATGTATTGAGTATGGAATTAAACCTAAAGTTGTAGATATGAGACAACCTTTACCAAAAGTCAGTAAAGTTGTTACAAGGATAGGAGAATATAAATTAAGACCAGAACAAGAGAAGGCAGTTAAAGCAGTAATTAATAATAGGGTAGGTAAAGCTTCTTTTCAAATTGGAGTTTTAGATTACACAGTTAATGCAGGTAAAACTCTTATCATGTCGTCTCTTTATTTATCCTATAAGAAGCAGTTAAAGACTTTGCTTATAACTAATGATTCTGACTGGTTAAATCAAGCTAGAGATGAATTTAAGAAATACCTACCTGGAGAACAGATCACCTTTGTTCAAGGTAAAGTATTAAATTGGAGTAACTTTACTATCGGTATGGTTCAATCTATTTCTCGTAATATGAAATTCTATCAAGGAGAATTATCTAAGATAGATATGGTTTTGGTGGATGAGGCTGACCAAGCAGGTAGTAAGCAATATCAAAATGTACTTACTCGTTTATTTAATACCAGGGTTCGTATTGGATTATCTGGTACCATTTATATGAGTAAGCTTGCTAAGGATAAAGTAAAGAATACAAATCTCGAATGTTTCTTTGGTAAGGTACTTGCAGAGTTTAAACTCAAGGATTCTATTAAGAAAGGTTATTCAACTCGTACAATTGTAAAGATGGTTCCAAGTAAACCTTGGTATGGTAATTGGGAATCTGAGGAAGTATCTTATAAGGATATTTATGATGATTCTATTACCTTTAATAAGTATGCAAGGAAAATGGTTTATGCTCGGCTTAAATGGAATATCAAACAGGGCAGATATCCTGCACTCGTAGTATGCAAGTATATTGCACATTGTGAGAATTTATACAAATACTTTAAAAAGAAACTAGGGAGCAAATATAATATTGCCTGTGTGCATGTAGATACTAATTCAAAGATAAGACAACAAATAATGAAAGATTTTAGGGAAGGCAAGATAGATATCCTGGTATCAACTACAATCATTGCTCGAGGTAAAAACTTTCCTAAGCTTAGGTATTTACTTAATGCAGCATCAATGGATAGCCAGGAAAAATCTATTCAGTTCCTGGGTCGTTTGGTAAGAACTGATTCCTCAAAGAAAAAGGTTTACCTGGATGACTTACACTATCCTGGTCCCTATCTTAACAGACATGGTAAACATAGGAAGCAATATTATCAAAAACAAGAATTGAAAGTTATTCTGTTAGAGAAGATATGGAAGAATCATCCTATTCATTCTTTATGAGAATACCTTACTCAATCTGTTCTATTAAGTACTATGGATAATTACTTTTTCCGGTAGGAGGAAGTAATTAATCTAATAGAGGGACATAGGGCATTAACCATTAAAAATAAAGAATATGGAATATCTGATAATACTGGTACCTATACTTATAACAGCAGGTATCATATACTTAATTAATGATGCTTATGATAAAGAACTCAATGGAGTTAAATACAAATGTCATAAGTGCCGTAAGAAGTTTTATAGGAAAGAACTTATGGTAAAAGGTTCTTGGCATACTAAAGATTGGATTTGTCCTAATTGCAATCATCATAATGTAACAATAGAAAGCTATGATTACTAAGTTATATAAAAAGGTAACGAACTGGATTCTTAAAGAAGATATAACTCCAGTTCATGTATTTAATTGTACTTCATTGGTATGGGTATCTCAAATAAGAAGTACTCGAATAATGCACAATGAATGGAGGGTATATTTTTATTTATCTTTCTGTTCTGGGCTACAGGTTAAAGTATTCGTAGATACTGATACTTACTATTCAGAACACCTTAATAATATTAGGAAACTATTTATTAATGCAATCGGTCATTCATATCTACCTCTATATGAGGCAGAACTAACGATTGGTAGTTCAACTGTAAAACTAACAGAAAAAAAAATAGATGATTAATTATGGCAAAGAAGAAACAAATGCTTCCCGACTTAACCAATCAGGATATCCTAACACCATTGGACATTTCTCAGTTGGGAAGTAATGGAGACCCATGCTTTGGTACTGGGTATGACCTATCAACTAAAGAATGTAAACTATGTGGAGATTCAGAACTGTGTGCATTCAAGATGTCTCAGAATCTGAATATTACTCGTAAAGAACTTGAACAGAAGAATCAGTACAAAGATTTGGATGTATTAGAGGACACGGTTGGTATCAAGAAATACATCCGAGGCTTAATTCGGAAAGGGAAAGACAGAAAAGAGATTATCTCAAAAACAGTTGAGAAATTCGAAGTACCTAAGAAACGTATTAGAGAACTTTATAGAGAGTGTAATGACAAAAATTGAGATGATATGGGCAATGTTTAAGATATATCTTAACAACCCAAATTACTACGTAAAGCAAGATGATGTTCTTGCTTCTTTGTTTATGGATGGTGAGGCAGATTTAACTAAATTCTGTCATTCACTTGGGATATTCCCTCATCAACAAAATCTAACCTTTGGACAACTTTTAAAACAATGTAATATATTATGAACAGATTTAGATTTATCAAAGTAAGAGACGTAAAGACTCCATCGAGAGGTAATGCAGGTGATGCCGGTTTGGATTTCTATATCCCAAGAAACTTGGACCCTCAACAATTAATTCACATGGAGGCAAACCAATCTCCAAATCATTTCACTCCAGATTTTGTATTGGGAGTAGACACCCTTACCAATTTTGTAACCCAAATTGACCTTTATCCTGGAGGAAGAATCCTTATCCCATCTGGTATCAAACCACTTATTGAACCTCAAGAATCAATGCTTATGGCAGCTAATAAGTCTGGCCTTGCTTCTAAGAAAGGTATTCTGTATACTGCCGAAATTGTAGATTCTCCCTATGTGGGAGAGATTCATATTGGTATTATCAATCTCAGCCGAGTAATACAGACTTTTAAAGTGGGTGAGAAAGCAACTCAGTTTATTCATGTTCCAGTTTACCTTACGGAACCAGAAGAGATTCAACCAGAGGAATTCTATTCTGAATCTCAAATGTGGGGAACAAGAGGTGAAGGTGGATTTAATTCAACAGGAAATAAATAATGGATATAAGGAATATTAAAGAACAAGTACCTCAAATAGAAGAAGGTACTGAGTTACAAGCTATATATCAACTTTCGTTAGAACAATTAGACGGCTACAGGCAAATTGAGAGACTACCAGATTATCCTTTGGATATCAATAATCCAAATAACCAGGTAGTTTTGAAAGATTTCATCAGTCGAGTAATTGAAGAACTAATGGAAGGATACGAATCTACTTCTGAAGTAGTAAAGATATGCAATAAATGGGGATGGAATGTTGAACAACTTACTGAAGATGAATATACCCAGGTACTAAATCATTTACAAAATGCCAATGAAGAACAGGGAGATGCTCTTGGATTCTTCTTCACCTTGTTTCATTTTGCAAACATACAACCAGAGGATATATTCTCTTGGGGAACAAATGCAGTATACGAATATTCTGACTTCAAAGTAAAAACCATGAAAGATGTAATTACCTTGGGTATAGCCTTGACTTCTGAAATTGGAAGGAATCCCCTATTGGCAAATCGATTTAGATTGATTGACGAAGAATATGAGTCTGTAAAAGAATATACTCCAGGATTCAACACCTTAAGCGAATCTTCACATGAAAATGAAAAGTTATTGTTATTCGAAATAATCTATGAATTGAACATTGCAAGGAACCTTCTTAAATCAAGGCCTTGGAAACAAACCCAGGTAATGACTAAGGAATTAGATTTTCAATATTCCTTAGTAAAAGCATTCTATCTGTATATGGGATTTTTGGGTATCCAAGAATTTTCAGAAGAATCAATTTATAGATTATTCTTTAAGAAACAAAGGTTAAATCTTTGGAGACAAAAAACAAATTACTAATGAGTGGATGGAATAGAAAACTAGAGGGTCTTCAATCTAATACGGAGGAGACCCTCCACTCTTTGGAGTTTGCTACTTCACAAGAGGCATGGGAGAAATTGAACGAGGCTTTCTTAAGATTAGACCCTGTTCTTTTTGATAAAGGTGCTACTGCAAACAGTGGAGTTGCAGTAGCATACAACGTGTTTATAAAAATACGTAAAGCATGGGTAGACCCTGATTTTGATTATGGTAGATGTTTTAATTACAAAGAAACTAAGTGGACAAGCTTATTGAATAATTATATTGATTTTAATAAGTTAGACCTCTTACGTAGCAAATTAAGACTCTTGAAGAATAAATATAATCAGAATTACAATGTTACGTACATGTTTAATAATCACCATGATAATGGTAAACAGTGTCTAATAGCTGCAACATTTTCGAAAAGGTTTGGGGAAGACATCCCAGTTATTACAATGGTAATCAGGGCTTCGGAAATTACCAAGCGGTTGATATTCGACTTCCTATTGATTCAACGGATGGCAGAATACGTGTATGGGCCAGAACAGTCGGTACAGATAAATTTATTTGCTACTCAAATGTATGGGAATGTAGAAACCCTTCTGATGTACTCGGCTTATAAACCTCTTAAGAAAGTAATCAAGGGTATAGATAACCCTTGGACTAAAAGGGTTAAAGAGGTTTATAAGAAAATCCAAAACGGTACAGAGAAGGAATGGTCTTCATTTAAAGTATTTTTCAGAAGTTTTAAAGTACTTCGTCCTGACTTATATGAATACCAAGCTTTGTTAGCAAAGGACTTGCTATTAGAATATGAAGATATAGAATATCCAGAAAATGTGATATCATATTCTCAACGTAAAGCTTATAAAAAGAAACTTTTAAAGAAACAGAAGAATGAGAATCTACAGTAATTCATTTGAGTTAATGTCAGAACTTGGCAGAGAACTCAACTCTTACGGTCAGATAGTAAGACCTAAGACTTATCAAAACAAGGTGATTGAAGGTAATGAGGATTTTGCTACTAAGGAACTTATTTGCCAGCAGTACTGCTTAACTTCATTGGGAGACCCAGTATGGTTATTCGTATTCTCTCATTCAAAAGAATGGGCAGATGAAGAATTTAAAGAAAGGGTTAGTTGGTATGCTTATAATCCGGGACAAGCATGGGCATTAAGAAAAGATTTATGGGAACAATTCCTGGTAGATGGTAAATTCGATTATACCTATTCAGAACGTATTTGGAAAGAGTTTCCAGTGGGTGGTAAACTACCGTTCAATTCTGAATATCATCTACAAACTGTTATTGAATTGCTTAAAAGAGATAATGATACTCGGAAAGCAGTACTCCCTATATTCTTTGGTTCAGACTTAAGATATCTTGATGGTAGCAAACGTATTCCATGCTCTATGTATTATGACTTCCTCATCAGAGAGAATGGTAAAGGTGAGAAAGTATTACATATTTGTTATCACCAAAGAAGCTCAGATTTTGTTACTCACTTTGGTAATGATGTATATCTTGCATGGAGACTTATGGAATATGTAGCTAAAGAGGTTGGAGTAAAACCTGGTTACTTATACCACACAATCGATTCTCTTCATTCTTATAAAAAAGACTGGAAATACTTAAATACCAATCTTGAGGACTTACAGGATTCACTCTAATTTATAGAGGGATATATCTACTACAGGTGGGTATGTCCCTCTTTTTATTTATAATATATGGAAACAAGATATAAAATAATTAAGAACAAAAGAGAACTCAAGAAGCTAATTGCTTGTTGTAAAGCAACTGGTTATGCTTGCTGTGACTATGAAACTAATGCTGAACCAATCTACAACAAAAGTTTTAAGCCCACAATTCTCTCTGTATCTTGGATGCCAGGGTTTGGTGCTTCTATACCCTTAGACCATTTCCAAACAAAAGAATATACTTCTCCAGGATGGAATTGGAAGAAGATGTTAAGGAAGTTTGGAGAGGAGATTATTGAGAATTATGATATTGTAAAGGTTGCATGGAACTGGAAATTTGATGACCAGATTAATCAGAAGTATCATATTTATTATAGGGGTACATGTCTTGATGGTATGCTTGCAAAATATGTTCTCAATGAAGAAAAACCTCATGGACTAAAAGATATGGTTAGAAGGTATTTACCTGAATATGGAGATTATGAAAAGCAAGATAAGTTCGATAAGATACCTTGGGATAAAAAGGAATTAGACCCTTTATGTAAATATGGTTGTCAAGATACCGACTTTACTTTACGATTAATGATATTCTTTGAGAAGAAGTTAATTGACTTAAAAATGTATTCGGTATTCCGTAATTTGTTCATGTGTAATTCTCGAGTATTAACTTCGGTAGAGAAAGAAGGATTATACCTTGATAGAGATTTCAATAAGAAATTACTTGAGGAATATAAACCTAAGATTGATGCTGCTAGACAAGCAATTTATGATTTACCAAGGGTAAAGAAGTTCACAAAGAAATACAATCAGGGTAAAATTGAAAGATATATCGAATCAATCAAAGCAGAACTTGAAGAACTGGATTATAATGACCCAAAAGATAAACGTAAGATAGCATCAAGGGAGCAGAAGATATCGAATATTCGTGCAGGAGTATTTACTACTAAGAAAGAACAAGAACTTATAAGACCAGTTAATCTGGGTAGTCCAGTTGATTTACCTCAGTTAATGTATTCAGATATTGGGTTTAAGTTCCCAGTAATTAAAGATAATGAATCTGGTAAACCAAGTACCGATGAAGATACTTTAACCGAGTTAAGGTTAACAGTAAAAGACCCCGAATCTCCAAAGGCAATATTTCTTGATAAGCTCTTAGAATTAAGAGGTTTAGAGAAAATGTATAAGACCTATATTTATGGATGGTGGGAAAAAGTACAGGATGATTCTCGATTACATGGTAGATATAATATACATGGTACCGATTCTAATCGGTTTAGTTCTGCAGACCCAAATATGCAGCAGATACCAAAAACATCCGTAGACCCTAATATCAAGAAACAATTAGTTGCTCCTCCGGGTTATCTATATATGGCCTTTGACTATTCTCAAGCAGAATTAAGAATGATGGCTCATTTATCTGGTGATGAAACTTATTTGGAAGCTTTTGCAAAGGGAGTAGACCCTCACCTTGGTATAGCAGCAGCAAAATATGGTGTATCAATCGAAGAAGCAAGTAAAGCTTATGAAGATGAAACACATCCCGATTATAAATTATGGAAGGTAAGGAGAAAGCAAGCTAAACAAATTGCTTTTGGACTTATTTATGGAATCGGTAATAAATTGCTAGCAGTAAAATTATCAGACCCAAAAGCTGGTATTATAGTTACACCAGAAGAAGCAGCAAAGGAAATGGAAGTATTCTTTGGTCAACACCCTAAGATTAGGAAGTTTAAAGAGAAACAAGAGAAATTCCTTCGTAAACATGGGTATTATACTCAGTTATTTGGTACTAAACGAAGACTCCCACAAATATATTCAAATGATAAGCAAGAAGTAGCTTATGCAATTCGTTTAGGTCTTAATTTCCCATGTCAAGGTGCTGCAGCAAATATGACTAATTTTGGAGCTATCCTCGTTTATTGGTTAATGAGACAAGGTAAACTGCCTATGATGAAAGAAGCTTGTACAGTACATGATGCTGTATATATGTATTCTAAACCTCAAGATATTAATACATGGACTGTATATACAATCTGGAATATCCTACGTAATCCAAGTACTAAAAGATATTTCGGATTTCAAGTTGATGATGTTGATATGGATATGGACTTTACCATTGGTAGAACTATGGCAGAGGAATTACCATTCATTCCAGGGTATGATTATCGTAAGATGTTACAACCAGATTTCTCAGTAGAGGAATATATGGCTGAACATAAGAAATATAAACATATCCACATCAAGCAATTTAAAGAAAGGTTTAATAAACAAATGAAGGCTTATGAAAAAGATTTTGAGCGGACCCACGATATGGCGAGCTAAATGCCCATATTGTGATTGTGAATTCGAATATGATTATTCAGAAGTAGATTCATCTACCTTTGCAGATTGTAAATTAGTAAGGTGCCCGGGATGTAATAGATACTTACATCATAAAGAAAATCCAAAATCACCAACCAAGGTGAAGAAAGAGGATACTATGACAACATAAATAATAAAATATTATAAACTATGGCAACTGAAGAACAAATAAGAGATACTAATAGGTTATCATCTTTAACTTATATGATATCGGCCTGCTTAGAGTTCTCTATTCAAAATCTTAATCGTCAATTAGATTTATGTAATTTGAGATTAGTGGGCAGGGATAAAATGGTATTTAATCGTGTAAGGTCTCAAATAGAGCAACTTCAAGCAAATCTCAAAATCTTAGAGGATTTAGCTTTCAGTGTAATGAAAGATGAGGATGCAAGATTAGCTTATGAAGATGCTACCCATATATATTGGGCTTTGTTCATGGTTCTAGTAGATAGAGGTGGAACAGATAACCTTTGTGATTTAAGATTCAAGGCTCTGATTGATATTATTGGTAAGTATGAATCTATTCTTCATTTGCCTGGTTTAGATACTGCATATCATTGTGCATTTGCTCAGGTATCCAAAGCAATTCAAGAAGGTAAATATTCAAAAGAGGATTTTAAGAATTTATTAAAGATACATGAAAACAGAACTGAAGAAACTAAAGGTTAAATTCGAAGGCAGGGCCATAGAGATAGATATTCAAAAGGAATTATCTATTAATGAGAATTTAATCAATTCTCAGCTACGAGAATCTCCATCTAGTTATTATGTCTTATGCTCTTTAAGAGATAAATATATTAAAGAAAGGGATGCTCTAGCAAGGGAAAAGGATGAAGCTTATTCTGCTGCTTGGATATTTATTAAAGAATCTAATGAAAGGTTCAACAATGATTATGTTGCTCACAAAGCTAACATATCTCCAAAATATAAATCCATATATCAAAGGTATTTAAAAGCAGTAGAAAAGGCTAACAAGTATATTTCAATATGTAGAGCTTATGAGTCTAGAGAGAATATCTTGAGGACTATTAATGCCAACATGAGGAAGCAACAATAATAACTATAAACAATTACTAACTTTTAAAAACGAATTAAGAATATGAATTATTCATTGACTTTTATCTCTGCTATGGTAGCAGCTCAGTTTGATAAACAATTACCAGGATGTCCAACTGAAAACAGAGTTCTTATCTTATCACCAAAAGAAGTAAACCAAACCAGGTCTGGGCTTATTATTCCGGAACAGGTAAAAGAGGGAGTTCCTCGTAAGGGAGTTATAGTTAAACTCGGGGAGATTACCGAAGAATATAGAACTTATCGGGACCTTGTACAAATTGGTAGGATAGTTACCTATGGTTTGTATGCCGGTAAGGAACTAGAATTTGAAACAGATAAACTCACTTCTGGTTTACAACAGATTCTGGAAAAGAACACGTTAACCGTATTGAGTATGAATGAGATAATTTACTCAGAACCAAATAATAACGATTGATATGGCAATTGACAAGAAGAAAAAGAAGAAAGTTTCATCAGATGGACTTTCTACAAAGGAAAAGATGCTGGCTAGAAAGAAACAGCTAGAGTCTAAGGGAAATGGCAATGGTTTGGTATTCCCTAAAGAAGGTACTTTACGTATGAGAATTAAATCTCCAGGTGATGACCAAGAATTGGGAATTGAAATTGTTCAATTCTATCTTGGAGGTAATTTGGGAGGAGTAATATCTCCAGCTACTTTCGATGAGCCTTGCCCATTTATGGAAAAGTATCAAGAACTGAAAAATTCCAAAGATGAGGATGATAAGGGAATGGCAAAAACTTTGGTACCAAGAAGAAGATACGTTATCGGTGGTCCGGTATATGCAGATGAAAAGGGAACTAAGTTTGATTACGATGGTAAGGATAAAGGAGTTCTGGTCCCACGTTCAGTATATCAGGATATTATCGACCTTTACCTTGATGAAGACGAAGCTGGTGATATGACTGACCCGAGAACTGGATATGATATCAAAATTATTCGTTCTGGTTCTGGTAAACTTGATACTACTTATTCTGCTCGTGCTTGCAAACCAACTAAGTTGGATAAAAAATACCAAGGTAATGTAGACCTAGAAGGTATAGTTCGTTCTCAAATTAAATCCTACGATGAGTTGGAAGAGCTTTTGGCTAAATTCCTAAATGAAGACCATGAAGGTGATGAGGACGAGGATGACAGACCAAAGAAGAAAACAAAAAAGAAAGGGATTCACAGAGATCATTACATGGAGGATGATGAACCCAAAAAGAAAAAGAAGAAACGTTACAAATCAGATATTTAAAGGTTAGTTAATATATGGTTTCATTCGAAGGTGGTAATTAGATTCGTTCAGTTATCACCTTCTTTAGTCTAAATACATTACATTATGGTATCAAAAGAATATTGGTCAGGTTTATCTGACGAAGAGAAATCTAAGATTATCCAAAGATTTTGTGAGATTAATGGTTTGGGAGAAAACTTTGATTATGCTAAAGTAAAAGGTTTTCATGAACAAATCAGAAAGAAATATGAAGAAGCAGGGTTATGTAGACCTAATCAAGCTTTCGAACACCCGGTATTAGTACTGGAATTAGTAGACCCAATTTTGGCAGACATGGTATTTTCATGGATGTATACTAAAGTTGAATTCCCTAATGGTCAAAAATCAGAAGTACCTTTTATGGGATATCACTTAGTAGAATATGTATTCGATAAGGCTAGTCTTATGAAGTTTACAGACGAAGAGAAGAATATCTTGAGTCATGCAATGAACATTTTAAAATCAAGAGGAATCTAATATGGCAAAGAAAACAAAGGTAGGTTTAAAAGTACCAACCAAAAATGAGATTATGAAAAAATATGGAGGTATGATTAAGATTGCCTCTGAAACAAAGGAAACTGGATTATGGTTACCATCAACGTTCTTCGCATTAAATTACTTATTCGGAGGAGGTATACCTTGGGGAAAGTCAATAGAAATTGCCGGAGAAGAATCTTCAGGTAAATCTTTAATTGCTTATAACTTCGCATATTCTACCATTCAATTGGGTGGTCATGTAATATGGGTAGATGCCGAACAATCTTGGATGAACTCATGGGCAGAGATTAATGGAGTAGACCCAACTAAAGTAACCTGCATTAATGATACACGTATTGAGTATGTATCAGATGCAGTAGCAGATTTAGCAATATACCTTCGTTCTCAGTTAACTAATAATGAACCGATACTCTTAGTAATCGATTCTATTGCTGCTATGGATTGTGCAGATAATATTGATGCTAAAATGGCAGAAGGTAAAGCAGAGATGGGAGGTAGAGCAAAGGCTCTCTATAAATATTTCCGTATCAGAAGTGAACTCTTCTATAAACTCGGAATTTGTCAAATATACATTAACCAATTAAGAACAGCACTCAATGTCGGATTCGGAAAAGATAATACAACAACTACCGGAGGAGCTGCACTCAAGTTTTACGCTTCTATTAGAGCAGCTTTCTATTCTGGAAGAAGCATCACGGTTAAGCAAAAAGGTAAAGAACGAAAAGCAGGCAAGTTGGTCACAATCCGACTTATCAAAAATAAGGTTGCTCCTCCACGACCTACAATCTCTAAATGCCCGGTATACTTTAACCCTAAGTTCCATGAAGTCGGCTTTGATAGATGTTTTGGACTCGAAGACGTTTTAGTAGAAAATGATATAATCGAAAAATCCTCAGGAGGGATTTATAAGTTCAGAGGTAAAACTCTTGCAAGAGGTGAAGAGAAATTCCAAAAGCTCCTTGAGGAAGACGATGACCTTCGTCGTAAACTACTTCGTAAAGCAGATATTAATACTATCGGTACCACTAAGAAGAAGTTGGAAGCTTTGACTACTAATTATTATCCAGTAGATGGAGTAGAATATGAATCATTTAATGAAGCAGAAGACGAGGAGGAAGACGATGAGTAAGAAAACAATATTATTAGTTGATGGAGAGAACATTCTCCATCAATCTTTTCATAAGTTCGAAAAACTTAAAAGTACAGATGGTAAACCAAGTGGAGCAATCTTCGGATTCTTCAAATCTTTACATATGTATCTTACAAGGTTCGAACCAGACGAAGTAGTTATCACATTTGATAATGGTCATTCACCAGTAAGAGATAAGTTATTACCTAATTACAAAGGGCATAGGAAAAATATATCAGTTGATTATGAATCATTGCAAATGCAAAAGGCAATCATAATGAAGATATTGGGTATGCTAAGAATTTCTTATATATTCGATAAAAGGAATAAAACTCAATATGAAGGTGATGATTTCTTAGCATACCTAATTATTAATACCTATAAGTCTGATAAGGTAATCTTGGTATCATCAGATAAGGATTTTAATCAACTGCTAAACCGAAACGTTAGGATTATCAATCCTAGAAAGGATGAGATAATTCGAATGGATAATTGCAAAGAACTTTTCGGTTATCATTCACATGAAACTGTACAGTACCTTGCAATGGTAGGAGATACTTCTGATGATATACCTGGTTTTAAAGGCATAGGTCCAGTAACGGCAAGAAAGATATTAGATGAATATAAGTCCATATATAAATATCTTGAAGCTAAACCTAACCCAGAGTATCAAGAAGTATGGGAAAGGAATCGTAAATTGATTGACTTATTCTGGTTTGTAGGTAATGTACCATTAGAAAAGATACCCATCAAAAAGAAGAAGACTTTCAACTATGATAAATTTAGGAAGTTATGTATAGAGTATTCTTTGGCTTCCTTTCTAACTAAAGAATTTATTAAACCCTTTAAAGATTTATCAGAATGAAAATAATGTTTGCAGGTGCAAGTGGAGTAGGGAAAACCACTTTAGCAAAAGAAGTTCCTGGAATGGTAAAATTCGATGTATCAGAATACCCTCCCGAGTTAGAGTTTATCTCTGGTAGTGTATCTGATTTAATCCCAAAAACCAAAGACATGTCTCATAAAGAAATGTTAGAGAGAGATTCTAAAGATTTATTACTAGAAGATTTTCAGGTAATGAACTTAAGAAATAAACTATTCAGAGACAGAGATAGATTTGTTACAGACCGGAGTTATCTTGATTTAGCTGCTTACTTTTATTATAAGCAAGCAAAGAATGTTCCTAAATGCGAAATGGGACACTTCTTCGAAACTTGTAAGATGTTACTCAATCAACAATGTACTCATCTTATTCTATTAGATTTTACTGCTGCAATGGTAAAGGAATGGGTTATGGAAGATAATGGCAAACGAATAGAGAATAATTACTTCCAGTTCTTAATATCTTCTATAATGGATAATGTATTGAACTTGTGGGGATTTCTACCTACTAAAGAGATACAGTCTTTATACAAGAATATATTCAAGAATCAACTTTTAGAATACGGTGCAACCGAGGGAGTAATTAAATCCCTTTATGGTAAAACTAAAGTTCTTTGTATAAGAGAAGCTAATTTGGATATTCGTAGAAAACTTATCAACGATTTTATCAATGGGTAAGGAAGTAGTATTTATAGCATTTTCAGATTTGCACATTAATCTATGGGCAAAATTCAATGAAAACAATAATAGGACCTTGAATAGCATCAAGGTCCTTGATGTTATTGCGGGGCAATGTGAGAAATACAAATGTCCGGCTTTATTCTGTGGAGATTTATTTCATAAGCCAGAATCAATAGACCAAGACTTAGCAATATTCGTTGCTGAACAGTTTGATAGAGTAGAGGGTAATTATCCAAAATTCAAGCTAATCTACATCAATGGTAATCATGATTTGAAATTGGTAAATAAGATAAATAAAGTAGGTAAAGGGTGGCCATTTGTATTTCATAAGAATTTTATGAGTTGTATTGATTTATCTAGATGTAAATGGAGTTCTTATGGTGATTACCATATTTATGGTGTTCCCTATATTGATAATAATGTGGGACTAAGCGAATATCTTAAGAAACTCAAACTAGATAAGAATGTAAAGAATATCCTTCTTCTTCATACCGATTACCCAGGAGCAAAGGATACGGATGGTAGGGAAGTTGATTCGGTAGAAAATCTTAATGTAAACATTCTGAATAGATTTGACTTGGTATTATGTGGTCATATACATAAACCCCAAAGATTATCAAAGAAAGTTTATATGATAGGAGCTCCTAATCATCAGAGGAGAACTGATAGAGATTGTAAATTGGGATATTGGAAAATTTATTCTGATTTATCAATGCAGTTTGTACACCTTAAGCAATTCCCAAAATTTATTGATGTAGAATCTGAAGAAGAAATTAAGGAAGATGGCAATTATTATACCGTTTTACCTAAGAAAACTAGTAACTTAGTAAATACTAACCATAAAATTACTAAGCAACTTTCTAAAAAAGCTCTAGCAAGGAAGTATCTTAAAGAAAAAGGTATAACTGAGCAAGATAAGAAAGAACTTTTGATTGATATACTTAAAAAAGCTGAATCATGTTAACATTTACGATGATGAACGTAGTAGGATTCTGTTCAATAGAAAACCTACATATACCTTTAAACCCAAGTTGCACCATACTTATTAAGGCACCAAATGGGAAAGGTAAATCAACTATCTTATCGGCATTAGTATGGGCAATATATGGTAAAAACTTAAAAGGAGTATCAGAAGTAACTACTTGGGAAAAGGTAAGACCTAAAGATTACCAGGGAGTAATGGTAGAGGTATTCTTTCAAAAAGGTGAACATATCTATAAAATTATCCGATGTCAGAAATGTAATATAATCCTTGAGGATGGGGCTAAAGGTAAAGATAGACTTATCCTTATGAAGGATAATGAAGTAGTGAATGTAAAGGGTAAGAATAAACTCCAAGATGCCATTAATGCAGAACTTGGATTATCCTATACTTTATTCATGAACTCAATAATGTTTGGGCAGGGTATTAAAAGGTTGATACAAGAATCTAATTCAGATAAGAAGAAGATATTCGAAGAAGTATTTGATTTAGAATTTCTTAATATTGCCAAAGGGATTGCCTTGCAAGATAAGAATAACTTATTGGCTCAAGCTAATGAAGTAGAACATCAATCGGCTTTATTAAAGAAAGAGCTTGAAGCACACAAGGAAGCTTACTTTGATTTAAGGGATAGAGAAAAGGGTTTTAAAGAAAAAATTAAAACTGAAAGGCTTGAGCTTAAGAAAGATAGGGAAAGCCTAACTAAGCAACTTATTAAAAAACAAGAACAACTTAAGGATGAAGTAGAAAAGAGTCTTCAGGTTAAGATTAAGAAACATACAAATTATGTAGATTCTCTCAAGTCAAAATTAAAAAGTAATCGTACTGTAGCAGAGGGAGTATCTTTACCAGATTTTGTAAAGAAACTAAAGATACAGTTAGATAAAGGCCACTACAAACGTGCAAAGGAGAGCGTAGATATTATTTATGAAGCAATTATAAATTCTGATAAACTTCGAGAAGAGTACGAAGAAGCTTTGGATAGGTTAGATGAATTGAGAACTACAAACGAGAAATATAAGAGACTTCAAAAAGAATGCGATGATATTGCTTCTGACATTGCTGATATTGATGAGGAGTTGGAAAAACTTAAGCAAGAGAAACTCAAGGTTATGTCTCCTAAGTATAAAAAGAAACTTAAAGAGATTAGAAAAACACTTCGTAGGGTAGATGAGGATTATCATAATAAGGAGTTAGAATTAGAGAACTACAATTGGTTAATTAATGACCCTCTTGGTAATAATGGAATCAAGGCTTATCTATTTGATTCATCCTTGGATATGTTAAATAGAACCCTTGATAAATATTCTCAAGTATTGGGATTCAGGATTGAATTTAACATAGATTTGGGTACTGCTAGAAAAGAATTTTTTACTTTAATTGAAAGAGATGGGCAAATTATTGATTATGATGAACTTAGCGGTGGAGAAAAACAATTGGTAAATGTTGCAATGGCATTTGCAATGAATGAATCTCTTACAATGTCTAAAGGTATAAATCTAGCATTTTTAGATGAGGTATTTGAATCCTTAAGTTCAGACAATGTAGAAGTTGTAACCTCCTTAATCAGACATACTTTTGCAGAGAAAACTCTGTTTTTAATTACCCATCTAGATTCTCTTCCTTTGTCTAATACGAAAATCCTGCAAGTTGAAAAAGTCAATGGCCTAAGTAGTTATAATTTACTATAATGTTATAACTACAAGACATTAACCTATGAACTCAAAAAATAAAGGAAACAGATTTGAAAGAAAAATAGGAGCCTGGTTTACTCAGTGGACCGGGTTCAAATTTGAAAGGAATCGGGCAGGTTCAGGAGCTTGGCATTCTAACAAGGATGCCACTTCTGATTTAACCTGTACAGATGAAAGACATGCCCATCGATGTAAAATATCCATCGAATGTAAAAACTATAAAGATATTAAATTCGAACATGTACTACTTGGCAATAAAACTTGTGATATACTCAAATTCTGGGAACAAGCAAGTAAAGATGCTAAAAGAGCCAATAAACTCCCTATTTTATGTATGAGATATAACTCAATGCCTGCAAATGAATTTTTCTTTGTAGTGGAGGGGGGACCAGGTACTCTTGGGGATTTTATCTGGGTACAATCTAAAAAACCCAGTATGTCAATCAGTACTTCAGTTAATCTATATGTATTTCTTGCAAGTGATATTCTAGAAAATATCGATTATAAGCAGATACATAAGCAAGCTAAGTTAATCATTAAAAAGAAATAATATGAAACGTATCCCTTATTCTTATTGTATCTTCTACATAGAACGAAAGTATTATCAGAACATTAATAAAGAACTTAAAGAAAAGGGATATAAAAAAGTACGTGCCATTATCCCTACGATAAACGTTTTAAAGAAAACCGCAAAAGGTAAGATGATATTCGAAGAAGTTCCTATATTATTCAATTACGGTTTTATCAAGATGCCTACAGAGTTAGCGTACTCTAGACCTTTTCTAAATAAATTGAAGAGAAATATATCGGGTATACGAACCTGGTTAAAGTCTACAGAGACTCTTCATGCCAGAAAGAAGAAAGCTAGAATAGATAACTCTGAAGATTTTGATGATTTCTCACTGGTAGCTACTTGTACCAGGAATGATGTTAAAAGGTTTAAGAGAATGGCTAAAGAGGGTAAGAAATACTCCGTAGACGATTTGATGAATGTTAAGATAGGCGATTATTTAGTACTCAAGGGTTATCCATACGAAGGCATAGATGCTACTGTATTGGGTATAGACCATATAAATAAAATGGTACAACTTCTTTTATATCCAGAAATGGGTAAAATGGAAATATGGTTACCTTTTGATAATGTAATCTATAGCGTATATCAAAATTATGACTCAGATAAGTTATATGCTAACTCTCAAGAGTATGACCCAAATGATATAACAAGTGAATCAATAGATAGAATAATGGATTTTAGGAGGAATTAATATGAATGATGCTCAGAAGAAAGCTTGGGACTGTTTAACAGAAATTGAAAGACAGTCTTTATTCCTTCAATTATCCGAAAGTAAATCTTCCTGGGAAGCTGGTGAAATTTTAAAGTTGTCACATTACAAGTATTTAGAAATCAGAGAAAGGTCAGAAAAGTTCTTCAGATTATTCTCTGATTTTTTTGAGTTACATACTTCTATTTTTCGACCTGACTGCCCTTGTGAAAGAAGCTTTTGTGATTTTATTGAAGGATGTATCGAAAGAAGATTAAGTAGAAAAGAAGCTAGTCTATATACTGGAGACTCTTCTAACTTAATCTTAAAAGTAAGTAACAGCAATATCGAAAGGAATATGAAAAGACTTAAGGAATCTGATGACCAATGGGATTTAGATTCAATGAGGTTAATTCTAGAGTTTGATAGATGGAATAATTTTAGAATTCTTCCAAGAATGTTACAACAGCCTTCTGCGTTTAAAAGGAGGTTGAATAAGAAGGACAAAATATACATTAAGTATCTTTTAAATCGGGTACCTGAATGGATGCACACTAAACTAAAAGAAAGGTTTAGATATAAAGTAAAACCTGGTAAGAAGAAATACTGGGTATGCTTAATATCCGAAGAATTATATACAGATGGATATTTACTAATGCCAGTAAGACCTTTAGATGAGGTTGTTAGTGAATTTAGTAGATTCTATATGTATGTGTTTGAGAAGAAAGATGATGCAGATACTTTTGGCTTCATGGTATCTAAATTTATGATTAAAACCGTAGATGTAAAATTGGGACAACGTTTCTGGCCTGAGTACAGATGCTGCGTGGAAAAAGCAGTAAACTATAATCAAGTGAATAATATAGAATTCAGTATTAAACAACTTGATATGGCCTTCAACGCCGATAAGGTTAAAAAACGAAGAAAGAAAAAACCTAAATCTACGGCTGCTGAACGTGTATCAGATACCTCAGCTTTTTATAAAAAGAAATAGAAATTATTTCGTATATAAATAAAAAGTATTATATTTGCAACAAATTAAAAAATAAAGATATGAGAAAGAACAAAAAGAATAAACCAGCACCCTCAAAAGAAAAAGCCAGTTTTCTTGGTTCAGCCGGGAGAAATATGACTTACAGGGATTTAAAAAGAAAAGCCATAGTATTGGGTATGCCTTTCCCTGATGCTTGTGCTGCTGGAGTTTTCGATTTAATTGGTTATATCGAAAGGTCAACTAATAAACCTGACAAATCATTAATTGACCAATACGATGATTGGATGGATAAACAATTAGAGAACATAGGTTATTCAAAAGATGACCCTCTAAGAAATTCGAAATTAAGGCTTGGGTTTCTCGGAGAAGAAGGAGAAGATGGGCAAAGGAAATCAAAAAGGGTTCCTGGAATAAAAAAGCCAAGAGAGAAAAAACCTCCGAGAGAAAGGGATGAATTTAACCTTATAAAGGGAACCAAGAAATCCTATGTATGGTCATTAGTTGCAAAAGGTTACGATTTAGAAAGAGTAACTAGAAGGATGAAAAAGAAGTTCCCAGATGCAAATGATAAATCGATAACACTTTGGTTTAGAACTGCAAGGAGGACTATGAACAATGGTAAAGCTAAAGGAGAGTAGTAGGGAACCAATCAGAAAAGACAGATATTATATATGGACATGGAGACCAGATACAACCAACAGATATATCACAGAAAAAAGTTTATATCGGAAACATTTAACCGGTATACCATATTTCACTCGGTATCAAATAAAAAAGACTTTGGTTTATATGTACGGAGTAGATGTTCTTCAATATATCCATATTATATCGGGTAGGAAGTTACTTAGGCAAGGGATAAGAACACTTTCAGATATGAATGGTCTAAGACTTAAATCTGGTTCTACTAAATTCTGGTATAAAGGGAAATTAGTTAAAGCCAGGAAGTTTATTATCCCGGATGAATATAAAATTGATAAACATAGAAGACGAAGGTTTATGGTTCAAATGCACCGGGTCTTCAAATCAAAAGGAAAGAAGGTATTCAATGAAAGATATTCACAAAAATTGTATGGACAACGGGAAGGCATATCTTCCAAGTATATCCGGAAGAAGAGAATACAAATCCGTTCTGCTATCTTACAGGATTTACAACAGGCTGAGTCAAGAGGAGAAGCATAAATATAACATCCTTTCTTTGCAATATCCTCCATTGGTATGTTCTTTGGCTTTGTATTTAAGAAAGAAGTTAGATATACCTATACAGAAAGTACTATTTATCAAAGCACAAAGGGATATGATAGATATCTTTTATAATGAATCCCTAAATCATTTGGGATGGCAACCAAAAGAAAGGTATCTGGTAAAAGCTTTAAGATTTCAAGGGTTTACTCCAGTAAGCAAATATAGGATGAGAAGTAAATATGCCTACATTATGACTAACAGGATGCTAGAAAATGAATATTGGGTATTTCCCATGAGATTAGCTGATAACTATAAAACAATGCAAAACCCAAAATATAAATCTTATACCGAAGTATTTGGTAAGGTTGGTATTCCTGGGATAATTAAAATTAAATACAGCAATGGAAACTAAAAACCCAGTACCGGAAGTAAAGGTACATAAACAATTAAATCCGTTTATGGGTAAAACTTTTAAGATTAATACCCATAATGATACGGATGAGATTATCAATACCGAGGAAGTAAAGATAGAATCTCAAGAAGAACTAAAGACCGTAATTGATGAAGTAAAACAATATAATATTGCATTTGCTTATCTTACGGGAAGCGAAAGAAAATACAAGAAACTTATAACAGAGTGATATAACTATTGATTATTAACATTTAAACATTTACGAAAATGGCTAAGAAAAAAGAAACCAAAAAGGTAGAGTTAAAAGAAGTATCTCGCAAAGAGATTAATGGTGCAATCATCATCATTTACGAGGATGGCTCAATCAAAATTATCCCGGCTCCAATTATGCTGACTGCCGAAGAAGCCAAAGAATTCTTTGCTTCAGAAGAGGAAGAAGATGAGGACGAGGAAGACGAAGGTGATGAGGACGAGGAAGACGAAGACGATGAGGACGAGGATGATGATTCCGATGACGAGGAAGACGAAGACGACGATGAAGAAGATGAGGATGAGGACGAAGAGGAATTGACCGGTGAAGCTCTTGCTGAAATGGACTTCGAAGAACTGGAAGATGTTTGCGATGACAAAGACCTTGAAACAGACCCGGATGACTTTGATGAAGATGATATCGAAAAACTTCGCAAAGCAATTGCCAAAGAATTGGGTCTCAAACTTCCGGCAAAGAAAGAAGCTAAAGGTAAAGGCAAAAAAGGAAAGAAGTAATCCATTCTCCGGTTATGAAGGTTGGGCTAAAGCAATAGCCCACCTTTATTCTAAGAAATAACTATTGTTCTATTAATAAAACTAAAATTTAAAAGATTATGGCAACTAAGAAAAAAGAAGACACCAAGAAAAAGGGTGGCAAAGAAAAAGATGCTGAAAAAGAAGCAAAACGTAAGGCCCGTATGGAGGCTCTAAAAAATAGACCCGCAGAGCAACGCCCGAACAGTAAACAAATCGATGTTATCAAAATCGGAGATAAATCCGAAGTTCAGAATTACGGTTATGCCGTAAAGAACAAAGAAGGCTATCAAGGAGTAGTAGTAACATCGGTTCTGGTTATTGACGGCAAACCTACTTCTACATCCGTTACATTCGTTCCCGGTAACTTAACCGTAAAATCTAAAAAAGGCCACGGTGTTATCTGCAGTCCTAAGTCTAAAAAGGCAAAGGGCGAAGAAGAGGAAGCCGGAGACGAAGATTAAACTTCAAATCCCAGAAATTTGAAATTAGCGAGAACACTTGCTAATGTTTTAAGGAGTTTACATAGTTTATTATACCGAAGCCTATTGCCTGTGAAGGTAGTAGGCTTTATTTATTTTACAGGTTATGGAAGACAAAAGAGAAATTCGAAAGAATATAACTATCCTTGCATTAGATAATCTTATTCAAAGTTATACTAATGCACTAGAAGATAAAGATATAGACCCTCCCTTATCAATGCAAGAAAGGGAACTCTCTGAATTAATAATTAAAGAAGCCAAGGAGATGTTAACTGAAATGGCAACTGAAGATAAACCAATACCAAGACCATCATGGAAGAAATGAATTTAAAAACCATACTACAGGGTATTCAATCCATACTTAAAGATATGGAATATACTCGGTATATGATTAAAGTTACTCCTCCTCATAAAACTGGTAAATACCAAACCCATGTTATTCATTTAAGATATCTTAAGCGTAGGCTTAATGATTTTAAAAGCCGGTTAGATAAAAAGTTAAGAGGTACTATCAGTACTGTAAAGTTTAAATATGTTAATTCTGAAGGAAAAGAAATGCTTGCAGAACAAACATTTGTTAATCTTACAGAGCAGGAGATACAAGATGCCTTAGAACTTGGGGCCACTCTCGAAAATGCAAAAATAGAAATCCTAGAAATAAAGGAAATCCCTACTTCAATTAGGATTTTATAACTATGGATAATTACTAAGGAAATTTCAATCCACTTAAAAATTTTAGAACATGAAGAAAGACAAGAAGAAAGACAAACCGGCTAATAAGACTCCGGAACTTTCAAAAGCTAAAAAGGCATTGGATGCTTATCTCAAAGAGAACAACTTAGACCCTCAAAAAGATTGGTCAAAGGACAAGAAACATGGTAAAAAGGTTACCGAACTCTTGAATAAGCTCAACAAGGAAAGAGACAAAGTCGCTGCTCAGTATCCAGAAAAGGATTTGAAAAACGAAGCCAAATTGGTAAAAATGAAAAAGAAAGCTGAAGAAGAAAAGGCTTCGAAGAAAGAGAAAAAGGAAAAGAAAGAATCTGCTGGTAGCCGAGTTACCAAATATGATTATCCTCTTATTGATGGTCGGGAAATGACTTCCGATGAAAAGAAGAAATATCGTATGGAACAGAGAAAGCTTGCTGCTGGTAAAGCTCCTAAGGAAAAGAAGGAGACTAAGGAAGTTTCTAAGAAAGTAAAAGAGGATGCAGAAAAAGCTGCTCCGGCTAAGAAGGATAAAAAGGCCGACAAAAAGAAAGACAAGAAAAAGAAGGCCAAAAAAGAAGAAGATTAATCTCATATCTTATTAAGTATTCGTTAATGATGTAAAGGCCTGGCAAATCACTTTTGTTCAGGCCTTTCTTTTTAATACCCAGATTTTATGGAAGAGAAAACATATAAACCCAAATTACGTATCACTACCCTGGATGAAAATGGTTCCTACATTCAGGATAGATTAGTAGATGCCTATACAGAAATGAATACGGGACCAAAGGTACAACATACAGGTCCACTAAGAATTGAAGTAACTCTTACAAATAAACAAGATGTAGAGAACTTTAAGAATTACTTAGATAAATTAGTAGGTAACCTACCAATCAAGGAACAATCTGCAGGAAGAGGAAGACCTTCTAATGGTAGTAAACAACTTCTTGAATCACCTCGAGAAGATATCTTGGCAGATGTAGAGAAAATGGTGGAAGAAGGTAAAAGCCAACAAGAGATTATTAAGTATCTAAGGGAATTGGGATTTGTCTTTATTCTTACAGAGGACTTTCTTTTTCACTTTCCCGGATTCGAATTCAACAGTAAGGATGTGGGAGAAGCCACTGACAATAAGCAATATCCAAATTCGTACTCCTGGATGGCAAGATGTATCAAACGGGCCAAAGACCCAAAAGCAGATAAATTTGACCCAATGGTCATCTTCGGTTTTAGCATCCTTGGTGGACCATCGAAGAAAATTGTTCCGTACCTTTATAAAGAAAGGAAGAAACCGTTAAGGGCCTCAGTTGGTAAGAAAACCATCTCCTTCTCTCAAGCCGAGTTCACAAAGTTCCCCAAATTTATGCTAGAGGAGGAACGATTAAAGTTCTCTGCAGAACAACGGCAATTACTTAACTCAGATAAAAAACCTTCGAAGTTCTTTATGAGATGGTACAAAGATGTAATATTCCCAGATTCTATCAAACAGAAAATCGAAGAAGCTATCTCTAGATAGACATCCTCTACCTCAGTATTTAATAAAAGAGTGTTATTTATTAAAATAAAATTCTTATATTTGTATAACGAAAAATAATATTAAAATGGATGCAGAAACCAAAGAGGTAGTAAAGAACATTGCTCAGATTCAAATTGAGGCATTAACTAATATCAAAAACAATATCACTACAACAGAACCTGATTTACTCAGAAAACTGTTACAGATAAACAATGAAGAAATGATTGATTCAGTCAATCATCATATTCAGATTTATCAAGAGATATACGAAATGCCTCAACTGATAAAAGCTCTGAACGAATACCAATTATATATCTGTTCTCATATTCTCTTCAAAATGGAAGACGAATGGATATATGATTTATCCCAAGGAGTTTACGAAGCATGGGAAATATTACACAAAGAGATTAATAAATTTCATCCTGAACTTACACTAATACTTTAATTTAATTATGGACAAGAACGAATACTTAGAATCAGTAGAATTGAACACTGGAGTTGAAATGATTCCCTGCGAATCCTCAAACGTTGAAGGATATGGATATGACTCCAAAAACAAACAACTTTGGATAGCCTTTAAAGGCAACAAAGTTTATCGTTATGATGGTGTACCTCACGAAATCTGCAATGAATTACATCTTGCAGAGTCTAAAGGTAAATATGTTTCTTCTAATATCAGGAACAAGTTTAAAACTACAGGCTATGAACTCAGGTCTTAAAAAATTACCCATTATAGGGTTAGCAGGATTTATACTAATTGGATTGGCAATAGGCTCAAAACCTACACCCGATACAAGCAGGATAAATCCTGCTCCGTCGTTTAAAAAGAAGGATGTACCAGAAACTAAATACAGTTTCTCATTTGCTGATAAGCCTAAGTCATTAACGGATTCAATCCAAGAGATGGCAAATAGATTAGGGAAAAGGATATATGAATATCAGGTAGAAATAGAAATCATACCAGAGAATCAAATCTATCAAATAAGTAATTCTGGATATCAACAATACGAAGTTACTAGAAAGGGAGTGGGATATTCCCATACCTGGGTTAAATTCTATACTGATAAGAAACTAACTTATCAAGATGCTATTAAGTTTGCAGAGAGATACCCAGAAAAATGTATACCTTTTGTACCTGCTCCAAAGACCAAATCAGAACTGGATTATTATAATGAGAACCTGGACGAATATTTATCAGACCCAGAAAACGAAATAGATTTTGCTCCAGAGATCTTCGACTTCTTAGCCGATTAACCTCAGCTATTTAAAAATATTCTTTTTATTTTATTGCTATATAAAATATTATTCTTATATTTGCAATGTGATAAGAAATTAATTCATTTATAAACATTTTTAATATAGACGTTATGAAAAAGAATGAAAACAAGGTTGCTAACCTTATCAGTAACAAAGTTGCTCAACAGTTAGAAGGAATTAAGGATGCTACATCCAAGTCTAAAACTACTAAGGCCAATGGAACTAAAAAGACTAAGGCTCAATTGGTAGAGGAATCTCAAGAAGCTGCCAAGAAATTTGCAGGTGCTAAACTCGTTCCACTTAAACCAGAAGAGGAACCAAAACCCACAAAGAAATCCTCCAAAAAAGCAGAGGTAGTAAAGGATGTTGAAAAACAACAGAAACCCTCCATCATCGAAAAAGTAATCTCTAACCGGGAAGTAAAATACGTATATCCGGAAGATGTTACCGATACTCTTGCTCGAAAGAAATGGAGACAACAAACTCGCAATGAACTTCACCGACTTGAACGAGAAATGTTTCGTATCAAGGACCAAAACTCCAAAGAATACAAGAAAGCCGCGAAGGCATACGAGGACTTCAAAAACAAAGTCCTTAAGCCCGAACAAGTTGCTTGATTTAACCTCCCGGGAAGATATCTCACACCAAGATACCTTCCTCATTGTATTAACCTTCTAAAGGTATAAAAATGGATTACACTATATTCTCCACAAAGGAGATGCTAAAGCAGGACAAGGAGTTGGTGGAGTTGCATAAAAGATGCGTTAAAACCTACTTAGTTCAACGTTCACTTAAACATAGGAAGATTAAGAAGTTCTTTATTGTATATGACTGGTATATTAATACTAATAACATAAGGAATTTCTTTTTCAGGCCTGTACCCATATTTGTGCAGGCATTACTCTTGGGACAATTAGACGAAATATCAGATTACATAAATAAAGACGGTTATGGTAAGAAACATAAGAAAAGAAGAAATAAAAAAGGTTGAGGTAGTTTACATTAAAGGTAAATACTCTTATAAAACCCAGTATAATGTAATTAGTGGGAAGAAGCATAAGATACTTTATGCAGGACCAGTTAATGCTTTGCAACCTGCACTAGAGAATATCCTTATGTTGGTTAGGATTCCAACTAGAAGAATCTCTACTGATTCTAGAAAAACCCTAAAAAGGCTTGAGGAAAAGGCAACAAACTTAAATAATTTCAAGGATGAAGGTATAACTCATATAATTGTCTACTTATGTTCACAAATATAGTCAAAGACCTATATATAGGTAAATCGAAATTAAACATCAGATTTCAAGGCCAGACTATAGAACCCGAAACCGTAGTAGATATATTAGGTGTACCTTATCCCAAATTAAAAGAATATCCTACCTATCCGGACTATGTAATAATAGGAGATTTCGATGGCAAAGATATTTTTGATATTAGGTTGGGTACTAATAACCATGCCTTGTTAATCACAGGAATCCCCAAAGGTGCCAAGACTTTGGATTGGTATCGGGTAAAGGAAGCAATATGGTCCTCATATTATGAGGATAATTATCGAGGGTATTTATTTCAGGTCCAGGATGCAACTAAGAAAGTAACCTTAAAGGCCTACCCTTTAGAAACAATTAAGGATTAAATATATGGAAGCAATAGATTACGTAAAGTTATTTAAACTCGACCAAGAGAACTATGATTTTAAAAGGGAAGAGTTTATTTCCGAATTGGGCAAAGAGTTTCTAGATTATTGCCAAACTACTACCATTGGCATTAATCCTAAGACTCATAAGTTATATTATTATAGGTTTAGAGAAATCATTAAGAATTTCGAAAGTAAATTCTGGGCAATCTCTAATCTCAAGGTAGGTGAGGCATTTACACAGAACCTATGGAATGCGTTCTTTGCTACTCAGGTAGTACCTTTGAGAACTAAAATGTTCCCTGATATTCAAAGATTCATCGAAGAAAGGAAGAAGGAATACCTCAGTGAACAAGACAAAAAACAATCTACCTATAAAAAGGGAAGTCATGGCAAAGGAAATCCTAGACCTTCACGGCAATAAATTTATTGCCCAGGATTGGAAACTTTGCCTTGATATTCCGATAGGCAAATGTGATAAATTAATTTTCACCAGGGATTATGTCTCTGGTGATTCTTTTAATTTGGCAGTGAAAAAGAAAACCTATAAGGCATACTTTTATAACCTTAGTATTAATTGCTATGTATGTTATAAGTTAGAGTTAGTAGGATATGATGAATCTAAAGATATAAGAAAGGCTTATTTATATGGCAAAAGAAGATAAGATAATAAGATTCCCTCGTCCATTAGGTACTACTGCAATGGCTTTAGAGTACCAAAAGACACATGAGGAAGAAGCATTGGTTAAGGTACAGAATTATCTTATTAATCAATGGTTAATGGGTAATGGTGTTTTATGTGGAATAACCTATGATATCAATTCATTCTCTAATAGGTTAGGAATTGATATTGAATATGTACGGGTGTTCATGAGAGACAGATTATTGTCTTCTAGAATATGGGATAAAGAGAAACAAGAAGAATTACTTAATGCGTTACTGGGAGAACAACTAGCATGGGCTTTAGAGGATAGAATGGAAATATCCCATCAATTACAGATATTAAGGGATTCCCAGGGAGGTAAATATACTCCTTTCATTTCATCAGAAGTCAATAAGACCTTGAAACTTAAGTTGGAATCTTCTACCTCTTTGCAATCTATTATTCGTAATCTTACTGGAGGCAATACAACTAATATCTTCAATCAATTCAATCAACAGAATAACCTTGGTTCCGAAAATACTATCTCGATAGAAGAAGCTAGAACTATTGTATTGGAATCTCAAAAGGTTCTTACTAAAACCGAGGAAGCAAAACTCTTAGAGGACAAATATGATATCAATTCATTGCCCGAAGTAGTTGCAACTAAGCAAGAGGGAGTAGATACGTCTAAAGAGGGCCTTAATCTTAATAAGAAAGAACTAAATCAGATTACAGATAATTACAAAGCTGCAATGGAAGTATCCTCTAAAGAACATCATGAACTACGCAGGGAAATTGAAATGAAGATTGATACGGATGCTTATGACCCAGAGATGGATAGGTATTTAGAGGATGATGAAATACTAGAGGCAGAAGAAGATACATCCCTTGCTGCATCATTCCTTAACAAACGAAAATAACTTAGAGGCTACCTATTAATGGTGGCCTCAGTTGTGTATTAGGGGTTTTTGCAAATTAAAATATAATTATTATATTTGCATATCAATTTTAAAATAGACAAAAATATGGAAACAATGAACCAAGAACATCAGAAAACCAAGATTAAAGACATTAATCAAGGTACTTATTTTAGACTTAAACCTAATGATACTGCTCCAGTATGGGTAAGAGGAGAATACAACCGTTCAGCAGGTAAATATTCTTGCTTTAAATTCAGTGATACCAATCATGAAAAACTCATGAAAGGTTCTCAAATAGTATACATCAACTTTACATTTTAACTTATGTTTAACCTATTCAAGAAGAAAAAGAAGATAAGAGTAATCAAAAGCCGAAGACTTATTGATTTACAAAAGTTAGAGGGTTTAGAAAACTCTTATAACGTTGTTATTAACGATGGAGTCTTAAATGATTTCCACTTAAGAGTTCAAACGGTACTTAATGAACTTCATATCTATGATGATAGAGTTTATGTTAAAGCCTATCAAGAATACCAAGACCATTATAAAATATATGATAAGGTACCAGACCTATTATTATACAAAATACCGGTATTATTTGCTTTATCCTATCCTGGAATTGAATTACAAACAGACAAAGACTTTGCTTATAAATTCTACCTTCCGGATAATTCATACTATGAGGCTCTTCCTAAAGAGTTTAGATTGGCAGAATGGATTGAGGATAACTTCAAGATGATGTATTCAAAGGTATACCCCTATTTACCAGATAGTAAAGTATCCGTAAATGAGTATGTTGATATCATTCGGTTTAACTATTGTAAGAATTGGGATGTACTCTGGCATAACCCACATTCAATCAAGAATTACTTTGATGAATGTATGGATATAATTATGTCATTCGCCGATGAAGATTGTTTAGTAGTAGTCAATAATATAATTGAACGATGTGGAGAGGAACTCAAAGAGAAATTATTAACCCTTAAAAATAAAAGAGATGAACAATAAGTTTAGATTCGCGGTATCCACTATGTTATCACAAGTACTCGAAGATTATATCCAATTCGTTGGAGATAATTATGGAGTGAATCGAGAAGAGTTTATCAAAGATTTCAAGGCTAAATTAGATAGCCAGACTAAAGTGAACAAGGTACATGCCGAATTAATTGAGTATGAGCCTAATCGTATCATTCTTCAAACTTCTCACTTTAACCCAATAGCCAAGGAATATACCAATCATTATCTTTGGGTATTTACAAGTAAAGGAGACAGAAAGTACGACTGGGACTTAAACCGATTCCGAGCTCTACCTCAGTAATTTATAAATAGATTATTAATTCTTTTGCAGATTAAAGTATTATATTTATATTTGTAAATGAATTAATAATCTATTAAAATTATAAACTATGCAAACCTCGTATTACTTAACCATCGAAACAAGAGGAGTCATTAGACGTATTCCTATTCAAGAAGAAGACCCTGATATGCAGGGTGTACTTGATGCTCTTACTCGGATATATCGAATAGCAAATCGAATTTCCGATGAATCAACTATTAACCCGGAAGCTTTAATCTATGCCATTAAGCAAATCGATTCAATTTACATTGACTATGTAGAAACCTATGAAGGAGGTCTACAGATGATTGAACAACATATACCTATGGCAGATACTTCTGAATGTATTAAAACTCTAATCGAAATTGTACCATGCTAAAAATCGTTTTTACCTCGGAGGATAACGAAAACTCCATGTTTGGGATAGAAGAATTTGAAATCTCAACAGAACATGCTTCTCAATTAATGAGAGGCGATATGTCCATCGCAAGATTCCTGGATTACTCAATGAATGGGCCAGATGATATCTCTCGTCTCAAAAACCTATTAACAGAAGGCGATGTTATTGACCATGTAACCGTTGCCATCAAATTTGAACCAGAACAAAATGTTAAGGAGGCAATCTTAACCCATCTTTCAAGTGACCTTTGGGAAAACATCCGAGACCTTTTGGATAGCTCAAAGGATTCCCTAAATGAAGAAACTCTTGAGATGATTCATAATAACATCGATGCCTTCTACAAACAAGAAGTTACCCGGGAAGTAAAACCCTATCCCAAGAAAGCAAGGAAGAAAACCTTCTTATCACAATAATTGAAAAGGGTAGTCTAACATACTACCCTTTCTTGTGTGTAGAACCTCAGCTATATTAAAATAATTGCATGAAAAAGATAATATTTAAAATAAAATTCTTATATTTGTAGTGTAATAATTAAACAATAAAAATATGAAAACAACAGCTACCAAATCTTCTATCCAGAACTTGGAAGAAGTACTTAATGAATTTCTTTCTAAGAAGAATACTTTTACTCTTACAGAGGAGGAAAAGGAAAACCTGAAGGATAACCTATTCGATTTACTCAGTAGGTTATACGATAACTATCACCTTGCTTGCATTGATATCAATCAAATCTGGGTATATGAAACTTGCTATTATACTTTTACCTTTGAAAGTGCTATTACGGTAGACAGACAAAGGGAAGGTATAATAGCTGATGGTTGCATACGATTTATGCAAAACTTTACTGATGGAGATGGTATTTTTATATCATTCACCTCGATGGATAGAAACAAATGGGTATACCAATTTAACTTCAGAATATCATGAGTATAAATTATAGGAAACTCAAATCAGACCTTCAAAAACAGGGACGGTATACATTATTCGTTCCTCATAACAAAAACCTGGTTTGCATAGGGTTTGGACCGAAGTGGTCAAAATCCAAAATCATTAACGCTCTATTAACAGATAAAGAAGTACGGGAGGAATACAAACTATGAACGAAGAAGAAATCAGAGAATTAGCTCAACAGCTACATCAAGCTCAAATACAAGAATATCCCTGGGTCTCAGCAGACCCAGAGGATGCTGAATCCTATATTAGGACTTACGGAGATACTAACGTACACTTGTACTACGATTATTTACTTGCTAACGGAATAGGAGAAGTAGAACTATGAGAATTATAATTGAAATTATGAATCCAGGGCCTAAGCCTCAACTTATGGGTATGCCCTTAGAGGTAGATATGGATACATATAATACCATACTAAACCTCATCGATGAAGATTCGCCCACCAGTCAAGAAAGAGTATGTAAACTTATTGTCAAACATTCAATAGACCATAAAGAAGAGCTTGCCAATTTATTAGACCAAATTGAAGACCATAGGACTCAGATGAATATACTTATACCTGTCTCTATAAATGCTTCAACTATGGTAATCTCTTATCAAAGATTTCTTGGAGAGGTAATAAAAGAGAATATCTCGAAATCCCTTAATGGCCTATCAGAAGAACAGAAAGTTGAAATCCTTAATAGATTATTAGAAGATATAGCTATATCGGAACATTAACCAGTTGTTTTCATATCTTTAAGGGTAGGACTCTAACTTACACAGAGCCTACCCTTTCCTCAGTTATATTTGCATATTATTTAATTATTTCTTATATTTGTAGTGTGATATAAAATATATTATTCATTTTAAAATAGACAACAACATGGTTAACATTTACAAACTTACCAACTTACTTGAATCTGGGATGACCATATTCCAGCTCAATCAATGGAAAAACGAAGGTATTTGGCATCCAATTACCCAATACAAAAAGGAATCCAACGAGATTGAGGTAGTCACTAACTTATTTGTACCTGAGGCAGACAAATTCCACATTCAACTATCGGCTAATTATAATACCGAAGAGGAAATTGCTGCTTGGAATACTTTCCTTGAGGAATATCAATGGAAACTATACCCATTGCTCAAGAATATCTTTGATGTATTCTTGCCTAATCATGAACCTGGGTATCAATTCTTCTATACCCAATACCCTGAGGGATTTATATCAGTAATTGCTCAACCTTTAACAAAGAAATAACTATGGCAACAGAACTTTATAATAAATTTAAGGAAACTCACTCAGAGGAGGACTTTAACAAACTGAACACCTATATTCAGGAACTTCACAAAATAGGCGAAGACCTATATGAGAATGACGATATTAAATTTACAGACGAAGAATATAACCGACTCTGCAAACGGGAAGAAGAACTGGAACGATTAGTCTTTCAATTATTCTTCGGAGACCTAATGATGTTATTCGTAAGCGAATACAACCTGGATGGATACGATTCATGGGATGATACATTATCCTATTTCTTCGAGGACCTATGGGATTCATATTCACAATCAAATGAAGCCTAATATTATACTTATCTTGGTCATGGGAGGAATTATCCTAATAATGGGTGCATCCTCCCAGCCTACTAGCAAAGAACCTTTAACTTATGAGAATACTCATTGCTTAATACTATTAATATGCTAGAACAAAGAAAATTCTTAGTGTCCTTCGATGTACAGGAATTAAAATTTTGCGAAGAACTGATTATAACCTACAGGACTGAGGAGCTAACTCCGTACCTACGTTATCCAGCAGTTCAGCTTAATCCTAACCATTTGCACGTATACCTAACTAAGCAACTTCTCAGGGAACTTCTAAGAATGCCTTATACAGATATTCAAATCATAGACTTAATACCTTTAGAATAATGATACAGATACTTAACAACCAATACCCAATCGGATGGGAATGGGTAGCCAATATACCTATCAATCAGATATTATTCTTTTATGAACTTATGGCTACAGTGACAGATAATACAGATATTTATCGCTCACTACAATGCGAACGTGAGGCATCTTATTCTCAAGAAATAACTCTCATATACTCTGCTGACCGAATCGAACTTGCAAAATTCCTTAATAATGACCAAGGATACGAGGAAGGAATTAAATATCATATCAAATGGATACTTGCCACCAACGTACTACACTGCACCAATATGGATGAGTATATGGCCAATATTAATGAGATTGAAAGGCTTTCAAGGTTGAATTTAGGGGCCTCAGAAGGTTAATATATAAGTTATAATATAATTGCACATTAATATAATTATAAGTATATTTGCAATGTGAAAAATAAAATAATATTATTAACCGACCTCAACCAAGGTCATTAACATTAACATTATGACAACATTAGAAATCCTCCAAAAACGAACTGGTACTGCAAAACGTTTACAAACAATATTTGCTTATCATTATGACCAAATCCTACGGGAATGCGAACAAGAAATCCTTCGTAACGGACAAAACAATCCGGAAGACAATCAACTCTACGATTACATAGTATCATACATGGAGGAAATCATGGACTGGCCATCTAACGAAGACCAAGACAAATTCAATCATCGAATCGCTAACGAAATTTAATTACTAATCCGGGAGGGAATACAAACCCTCCCACAAAACATTATAACATTATGAAAACAACTCCTATCGAAATCGCATCATCTGCCGTATTACTTAAGGCAATCAAAATGAATCCTTTACACATTGTATCACTCCAAGGCCAAATGCCAATGAAACATGCTTCACAGGAATTCGAAATCAATATCGAAAACGAAGAAGATACCAATTACGAAATCCTAGAAAACCAAGGACTAACTGGTATCTTCTGGTTATATGCTTACAATGACAAAGAATCTCTTATCAAGGACATAAATGCTATCCTTGACCAAATGAATTTACTTGCTGGAGGGGATGACCAATACTTCGATTATAATATCGATGAACTGGACATGGTACTATACGGTGTATCAATCCTTGGTACCGATGCCATGAAGGAATACCGACCAAGAATCATGGAACAACTTAGATTCTACATAGATAACTTCAACGAAGAAGAACATTGCGAATTCATTGAATATTACGAAAATCTCTACAATGACACCGATAACCTTTATTCAGAACCTCTGAAACTCCAATCCGATTTATTATCAATGAAACTCAATAACCTATAATCAAATGAGAACAAAACTTATAATCCTAACATCAATTGCTATGGCTCTAGTAGTCATGGCGTTCCCAACTAATAAATTCCAACCTAAAACAGTATGGGAACACTACTGCAAGTATACATTGCATATACACCCATCCCAAGCAACCGAGGACCAATACGATTACTTCCTCGACTGCTGGTCAGGAGATGACGAATATCAATATCTCTATGACTACTACGAGAACAAATACCCAGAGTATAACCAAGAACTAAAACATTACGGAAAATGAAACTAAAAATCACAACCTTAATAATCATAGAGGGTAACCAAGTAGAAAACATATACCATTCACTAGAAGATAATCAAGACAAGGCTTATCAGGACCTTATAAACCAAGTAAATGCTACCTATGGCGATGGAGGAGTATTACAATTCAAAAACATAAAAGGTATAAAGAATTACTTCGACTCCGTAACCATAGAAACCCAAGAGCTTATACCAATTGGATTCAAAAATACCCTACTAAACAGAGAAACAAAATGAAAAAGAAATCCAAGAACCAAGTATACATACCTCACCAGGATAAATGGAATGAACACTTTCCTACTCCAGGTAAACCAAATCCTAATTACTACACAGATTCAGGTGCAACCTTCAACAAGCACCTACGTACCCAAAACAAATTAAAATCCAAACAGAAATGAAAATCCTACTACTCATATCCTTAATAATATATACCTCATTAAGCCTAATACACAGAAGCAAGAGGTACCATCAAATACCAAGCCCCACCAACAAACAAAAATACATATACATAACCTTACAGAGCCTACAGATAATCCTATTAATCCTATTAGAGACCTTAATCCTAAGGATACCAACCTACTAACAACCCACCCCAAACAAAACAAATAACCAAATAAAGCCCAGTATGAACATATAATACAAAATCATACTGGGCCTAACTATGTAACATAATATACCTACACTTATCTAAGGTACATATAACCTTCAACCTAATATAATACTAATCAATATACATAATACAATCTACTTTTGGGGCCTTCCGGGGGTCGGAAAAATTTGAGGTAGGGGATCTGGCAGAGGCTTTCTACTATACAACCACTATACTCTATAGCTATCTAACACATATGTCTCATAGCCTTAGGTCATTATAACCCATTGCCTAAAAGGCTCCTAATAATAGCCTATTGGGGTACCTAAATCCCCTTAATCCTAGACCCCTAATGGCCCTTTATATTAGTATATTATATATAGATATTGGTTAGGATTTATTAGGATTAAGGTAATTAATATACCATTCATGGCTCTCGGATTTATTAAATTTGGGGTACCTTTTTAGATAAATAGGCAATAGGATTTAGGCCATTCAAGGTACCTAAAACTAGTAAGTATACCATTAATGGCCCTTGTAGTTTATTAAAAAGAAACTTTAAAGCTCTAGAAGAGATACTTCTTTTGAGAGAGTATTGATAGAGAGATACGTATTTAGAGTATTAGAGCTATAAGACATTATCCATTAATGGCCTCAGTAAGATTAATAAAAATAGATTGGGATTTGCATATTTAAAATATAATATCTATATTTGCAATGTACTAATTAAAATTTATATAGATATGAAAACAATTAAAGCAAAATTAATCCCAACCTGGTTCACTAAACAAAATGCAACCTTAAACATTGACCCAGAAATTAATTCTCAGGCTATCTATGAATACCTTGCGAATCTTATCAATAGCTTGGATATATTCATACCAGGCTTTACCTTATCAGGGTACTCGGCTTCCAAGTTTAACGAAGACATAGCAATACATAATTTCTATTATACCCAAACTAACAAAGCTCTTACAGATACCCAAATAAAATCTATACTAAACGAAGCAGAACTACTTGCTCAGGATGATTCCCAACCTATGCCTATGGCTACCTATAACATGGGCTCTTTATATATTACTATCATAGGAGAATCCTAAATCGCTAACTATGTTACCTTATAAGCCCAGCCTATCTTAGGTACTGGGCTTTTCTTATGTCCTATCTCAGTAGGCCATCATTGGACTTGGCATAGGCTTACCTTAGGCCTTAGTTCTCGATGTCTCTATACAGGGCCCTCCGGGCATTATAGGCATTGGTATAAAAGCCTGCTAGTCTCCTAATGGCCTATTGGTATAATAATATACAGATAATAACTACCGGACTGTATGGAGCCTCCAATTTTCTAAAGTGGTACCTATACCAACCCCTTCCCTATATCCATCAATATACCATCA